GAGAAACCACTTACACCTGTTGTGCCTGATGCACCTGATTCACCTGAGAATCCACTTATACCTGATCCACTAAAGCCACTTATACCTGAGCCACTAAAGCCACTTATACCTGAGCCACTAAAACCACTTACACCGGTCGTACCCGAGAAACCACTTACACCTGTTGTGCCTGATGCACCTGATTCACCTGAGAATCCACTTATACCTGATTCACCTGAGAATCCACTTATACCTGATCCACTAAATCCACTTATACCTGAGCCACTGAATCCACTGATACCTGAGCCACTGAATCCACTGATACCTGATGTACCACTAACACCACTAGTACCTGATGTTCCTGAGAAACCACTTACACCTGTCGTACCTGATGTACCACTGAATCCACTTATACCTGAGCCACTGAATCCACTTATACCTGAGCCACTGAATCCACTTATACCTGAGAAACCACTTACACCTGTCGTACCTGAAGTACCACTAACACCACTAGTACCTGATGTTCCTGAGAAACCACTTACACCTGTCGTACCTGATGTACCACTGAATCCACTTATACCTGAGCCACTGAAGCCTGATCTTCCAGAAGTGCCGCTAAATCCACTGATACCTGTTGTTCCACTAATACCTGATGTACCACTAAATCCACTAGTACCAGACCAACCTGATCTACCACTTGTACCTGAGAAACCACTGAAGCCACTTATACCGATTGTACCACTGAAGCCACTAAAACCTGAAGTTCCTGATATACCTGATCCACTAAATCCACTTACACCAGATACACCACTTAAACCTAGTTGTCCGGAGAAACCACTGATACCACTCCAACCACTTACACCTGAGCCACTGAAGCCTGATATACCTGAATGTCCCGAAATACCACTAAGACCTGTAGTACCTGAGAAACCTGATCTACCACTTGTACCTGATGTTCCTGATGTACCACTGAAGCCACTAGTACCAGACCAACCTGATCTACCACTTGTGCCTGAGAAACCACTAACACCCGTTATACCACTAATACCTGATGTGCCTGATGTACCACTGAAGCCACTTATACCTGAAGTTCCTGATATACCTGATCCACTAAATCCACTTACACCAGATACACCACTTAAACCTAGTTGTCCGGAGAAACCACTGATACCACTCCAACCACTTATACCGGATCCACTAAAACCTGATCTACCTGATACACCTGAAATACCACTAAGACCTGTAGTACCTGACCAACCTGATCTACCACTTGTACCTGATGTTCCTGATGTACCAATAATACCACTTGTACCCGAGAAGCCACTTACACCTGTTGTTCCACTTGTACCAGTAAATCCACTGATACCTGTTGTACCTGAAGTTCCTGATGTACCACTGATACCACTTGTACCTGAGAAGCCACTTATACCTGATCCACTAAAACCACTTATACCGGATACACCACTTAAACCTATTTGTCCTGAAGTACCACTAGTACCTGAGAAACCACTTATACCTGAGCCGCTAAAACCTGATTTACCTGATACACCTGAAATACCACTAAGACCTGAAGTACCTGAGAAACCTGATCTACCACTTGTGCCTGATGTACCTGAGAATCCACTTTCACCATTTCCACCACCAGATACAGTTGTCCAACTAAGAACATTAGAACCATTAGTAGTAAGAACTTGACCGTTAGAGCCACCTGATATAGTTACATTACCCACTGGACCTAAGTTTGTATTACCGGATACTGTTAAAGAGGTTAGAGTACCGACACTGGTAATGTTTGGTTGAGATGCATTAGAAACTGATCCTGCAGAACCGGCGGTATTCGCTAAGTTTGCTTTTGCGGCATATGCATATCCATTACCAGCTTGAGTAAGAATAGCATTTGCTATGTTTGCAATTGTTGCTTTTTTTGTAGTAGGTGTGCCTGACATATCAACTACAGGAGTCAATGAAGATCCTGGAATTGTCGTACCCATTGGACTAAGTGATGTTATTTTTATTGTATCAGTCATTTTATGTTTCCGTTAATTATGCGAAGACAACGCCGTTATTCCCTATGCAATACCATTTACCACTACTGTACTGCATTGTGCAACTGTCACCAATCGTGTCAAAAGTCATAGTACCGGTTCCACTTGTTTTCCATCCTGCGTTTGTGACAGTTATCACCATGTCTCCACCGTCTACTACCATCGAAAACGTTTTAACTAATCCATCAGTTCCTGCCGCCAGTGTTGCAGTACTTGCCCCTGATGTTTCAAACAATGTAGTCGTAACTCCTAAATTGGCTGCACCACCACTTACTATTTCTTCAACTCCACTTAACAGTAATCTGCCAGTAATTGCTACGTTAGCAGGAATCTCTACGGTAATAGTACCAGCATTAACAATAGGACTTCCTGTTACAGTCAAACTTGAACTAGTAACGCCTACGCTGGTAACAGTACCAGCGCCGGTTGCAGTAGAAATAGTGACGTTACCATTGCTTCCGCTTAATGAGATACCTGATCCTGCACTTAAACGTGTAACACCGGTATTTAAAATGGTCATTGTTCCACTAGTAGTTACAGGGCTGCCTGTTACTTGAATACCAAAGCCCGGAGTAACGCCTACACTAGTTACAGTACCAACACTGGCTGCGTTTGCGATACTAGTTACTCGTCCGTAATTATCAACAGTGACTGTAGGATAGGTATAAGTTCCGGCTGACACACCAGTCGTTGCCAAATCAAGAGTAATAGTTCCTGAACTGACAATTGGTGAACCTGATACTGTTAATCTACTAACAGATGCAGACGCTACACCTACACTAGTTACACCTGATCCATTTCCGTTTGCTCCGGTACTAGAAATAGTAACGTTACCGTTTGCTTGGTTTACTGTTACTCCTGTACCTGCAATTATATTCAGTACACCGGTGTTAGTTATATCAACTGTACCTAATGTACTGTTTGCTGTTACAGCAATTCCTAAATTTCCAGTATACGTATTGTACGGACTAGAGTTTCCGAACAGTGTTGCGAAATTTGTTTTTACTTTATTGAAGGCGGTATATAACGAATCACTGCCAATTGACTCGTTTTGAACCCCTATATTGATGACTTGTAAGCCTGAGATTGCCATTTCATATCCTTATAGTGTATTTATCACACACCAAAGGAACTTCCACACCCACAGGTGCTAGAAGCTTGTGGATTAGTAATAGCAAATCGTGAGCCGTTTAAGTCATCTTTGAAGTCAACTACAGCACCTTGAAGGTATTGTATGCTCATACTGTCAACTAGGACACTTGAGGAACCTGCAGGAATTTCAAAGTCATCCTCGTTTTGCTCCTCGTCTATAGTAAATCCATAGCTAAATCCTGCACATCCCCCGCCCTGAACGTACATTCTTAGCCTAGACTTAGGATCTTCCTCAGCTAAAACTTCTTTAATTTTCTCTTGTGCGGCTTGTGTTAATGTAATCATAAATGTTTTCCCCATCGTGTGTTAATATGTGACCAGTTCATTATCTTCCAAGTATTCTCTAAATACTGTTTTTTGTCTGTCTGGTAATCTAGTGCCCAGGCGTGTTCCCACCAATCAACTAATACAAGAATATCATCACGAACCTCGTGATTTACAATAGTCCTTATATTACCGTCGTAGGTGAGGTAGATCCAACCTGACCCTTGGATCTTCATTGCTTCTTCTTTGAATTGTTCTTTAAAGTCTTTCCACCAACCGTACTTACGTTTGATTAAGTTAAGTACAGGACCGTTGGGTGTACCACTTTCATGTGGTTTTTGAAACTGGCTAAAGTATATATCATGCAGAAACCATCCTGCATAGTTAAAATCGTCATCGCCTTCGTTATTGTTATAACGTTTAGCGTATCCTTTAGCCAATCCATCATAGTGATACTCGATTGTATCTTTACTGAGTACTGGATTTAGGTCTGTATAGGAGTATGGTAACTTTGCTGTTACTAACTTTTTTCTTCGGGATTCTGATAAGAACTCAAACATAGAGTATTTATCAGGTGGTCATGTATCAATTCAGCAAATAATTCATGTGAATCTACACCCGGATGTCCTAAATCTCTAGCTTTGTCTATGACAGGACCGATTATAGTATTATCATCAAATGGTAATACTTTATGAATTCCAAAATATACAATAGGGACTTTAATCATTGCTTGAACTGTTAGGTGAGCTAACATTTTTTTAGCTTCAAGAAAGTTTAAGTCTAAACCTAAATTGATGAAATCACTGTAATCTTTATTGTTTTCCCATAAACCTCGAGGATGCAAATTATCTGATGTTGTCCCTGTTAGTGTTCTAGTTATATCGGGCCATTGAATTATAACTGCTTTAGGCAATTTAGGAACTACAGAAAACCATATCGTTAAGTTATGTAACACTACATCTATACCAGTAGCTCCTAAACCTAGATTGTAGTAATCACAATTTAATTTTTCTGCCAATACATGTGGATATATTTTATCTTCTTCTAATCCTATACCCTCAGTATGACTACACCCAGTACACAATATGTAATTGTCTAGATTTATTTCTTCTATTTCTTTAGAACGATGCCCTAGAGAGTTTAATTTATAAAAAATTTTAGAAGTTCTATATCTCCAATCCAATGGCATGTCAGGCAATCTTTTTGTCAAATTTTCATAATTATCACCCGAAGACCATTCACTAACCGTGTTAGGATGATGATTACCTATAAAACCGTGTTTGTGAAATCTCATTTTCTGCGAACAATTCTACCTTTACTCAGGTCGTAGGGGCTGAACTCTATTTCTACTTTGTCGCCGAGTAGAATTTTAATGTCATGCTTACGCATTTTACCTGAGATATAACCTGTTACAGTTTGTCCTGCATCCAGTGTCACTCTAAAGACGGCATTAGGTAATACATCAATTACCTTACCGTCCATTCTAATACCTTCTTCTTTAGCCATATATTTTTGCCGTTAAGCTCCTTTAAGTGTAATGTGCTAGTGGTTGGGCTTTGAGTTTAACCCACATAAACTTCTTCATTAATTCTTCATTTTTAGTAATGTAATAAAACAATCTAGATTCTTCTCGTCTTAGTTGGACTCCACCATTAGGACCTTGAATCCAAACTCTAGAACTGTATGAACAGCAACGGCTGATTTTTGTACGGTATTCTCTACGATCAGGAATGATATAGATGCCGGGCGCAAATTCCCAGTAATCGTTTTGAGGATTACCCTCAACTTCACAATAAAAAATACTATTAGCCACGGCGCATCCTAGAAATCTCTACAGCCTGCTCGTCAGAGAAAATAGGCACAGCATTTGATTTGTGCATAGTGCCGATACCCTTGATTTTAGTGCCGGTATATTGTGGTGTTTGCTTAACTGTAATTGCACCTAGAACGGTATCAGCTTTACTTGCAATGTGTTGCGTTTCACGACCTACAGGAATAGGAAGTTTGTACGACCAAGAACGGTCTTTGGGTACTGGTACTTTGGGTGACATGCTAGCCCATTTAGCTTGATTGCGTTCCCATTCTTCTGCTAATTCACGTGCCTTACGTGCTTCCTCTGCATTGCGAAACTTTACTTTACCTTTGCGTTTGCCGCCCATAGATAGTGCAGGGTGTGCGAGGTGCATTGTCATGATTGTGTATTGGTCATAGTTACGAACATATTGAAGTATAGCAGATTATGGAATTATTGTCAAATGTTTACTTTTGTAGTATAGCCCACATTTTCTCTTTTTCTAGGATTTCTTTTTCTAGTTCAAGGTATGCTTGGCGTAAACCACGTAAGTTTTCCCAACGTTCTTCTAGTTCAGGATTAGGATGAAGAATAGCCAATCGTTCATCAATCTTGTCTAGCCTATCACTTAATTTGACACCTTGAACAGTTAGTTCACCTGTGATGTCAGCATCACCATTAACTTGTAACGTTTTGCCTTGTAAGTTTGGGTCTGCTGAAACAGTAGCCCATGACGCCGAACCGGTGCCATTTGTCGTATAAACTTGGTAGGCCGCTCCTGTGTTACTAAAGACATATCCAGGACTGGTTCCCCAATCTATATCTAGTCCACTACTAGTTGCACCGGTAGTAGTAAGATAATCATCTACATCTATAGTGATGGTATCAGTTGACCAATCAGCAGACACTGACATATTATTGCTCATAGTTTTCTCACATAAATTTTGCCGTCTTGGCCAATGTCAAACTTAATTTCATCGCCTTCTTTCCAACCCAACTGTGCTAATACTTGCGGAGGTATGGGTATGATAAGATCACCTGTATCCGGATCTTCCTGAGTGATGACCTCATAACGTATGTTTGTTTGTGCTGGGTTCTTTTTAGGCATACACTATTTACTTGTTCAAGTAAGGTGCGTAAATCTTTTCTAACGCTTGTATTGTTTTTTGCACTGCGTTTGAATCTTCGGTTTCGTCTTCGTGTTTAACAACAATACCACCTGCGTCACTAAACTTTTGGCAGTAGGGGCCAAAGTCATCAACTAATACGTTTTGTATTCCATTAGTGACAGCATACTTTTGCTTACCGCTAGTAAAAATTGCATTTCCACTAGTACCCGGATTGTATTGGTCTAACCAATCCTTCTTTGCTTTTTTGCTAGCATCAGCATATGGACCTCTTAGAGGAGCAGACAATACAGTAAAGGGAATCTTGTTAGTGTGTAGCCATTTAATAATTTCTTGTCCACCTGCCAATGGCTTCAAGTTCCTAAAAAAGTCATAGACTTGTTCAGAAGTGCTGTTAGCCAATTGTTCAATTTCACCTTCTTTGTTTTGGATAGCTTTCCAATGATTGACACCGTGCTTTTCTGCCCAAGCACCAAAGAAATCGGCTTGCACCCCATCCATATCCAGGTACAGATGGGGCATTGTTTTTTCTAGTTCGTCTATTTTCATTCAATCATTTTACTTGTTTGCAAGAGGATTGTCAATAGCTTTTTGGATCTTGTTGTCCACTTCACGCTTTAATTGGTCTACCTCTTTTGAAGTTTCACGTTTTAATACTTCCACTTCTCTGGATATCTCTCTACGTGCGTCAGACATTTCCTTACGTATAGTGTTAGCTTCACTACGTGCCTTTTCCAAATCTTCACGAACTGCTTTACGCATATCACGCATTTCTTGTTCAGTTTCACGTTGGGCTGCCTTAACACTACGTTCTACTTGTTCCGTTACCGATTCATTACGGCGTAAGTCGTTTTTCAAGTCTGTTTTAATATCACGTGTGTAGTCGCTAGTTTTGGCACTGTTTTCTTCAATCACTGCCAAACGCTTATCGAACCCACTAAGATCAGGTGCAGAGTATTCTGCAATCTTTTTCTTCATGCCTATGTAGTCTTTATAGACTTCAAACGCACCATATAAGCTACCCAATGTAGAACTTACAATCGCGGCTGCAACCATAAGTTTAGCTGGTGTGAATTCGTAGCCACCGATACTGATAACAGTATCTTTACTGGCATACTTTTTCATTGCCGCTTCTGCTTCGTCAATTTTTGCGTTAACGTTTTTAATTTCTTCTGTCATTTTCATCTCCTTCTTTATCTTCCACACTGAAATTCTTTACAATACTGAATAAATTCCATTGTTCCCCATATAAGCCCAATGACAACTACCACAATTAAAAATGAACCGAATACTATTTCAACCATTTCTTGGTTTTGTTGTCGTTGTCTTATTGCGGCTTCTTTGTCTCGTCTTGCTTGATGTGCTGCCTCTATATCCATAGACTGTGCTCTAGATTTTATCTTGTTCCAAACATCAATTTTTCCTGTTTGCATAAACAATAGCTGTAGCTGTTTTTCAAATTCCTCTGCTTGATGTATAGCCATTTCGATTTCTACTGCCGCTGCCATACTAGATTTTTTACCGCTGTTTTTTGCTTGAACAACTGCCTTAGTAGCGGTGCTTTTTGCATCAAAGTATTTGCCCAATACCGGACCCAGTGATGAAACATCATCTACTGTTTTTGATACTTTTTTTATCAATGCAACAGCAGATTGTATTCCGGCAAGTGCGGTTATAGGATCAATCATACCATCTTCCTTTAAAATAATGAATTCTTTTTCTTCTTGTCAGATTTTTCAAACAAGAGGTTTATAGCCTTAATTCCGGTGTATGTAAGAATTATACATACAGACACGATTAAGCATGTTACTAAATCTAACATCATACTCATCTTCCTAATTTATATTGTTGATCGACCAATTCTTGATGCAGTCTATCGCTGCCTCGTTGTAAGCCTCTCAACAATGATGCATTGTCAACGTTTCGTTGATTTTTATAGATATCTTCTACTTTATAAAAAGATGCGTCTTTTAATGTCATCTGTGCATATGCATCATATCCTTTTGGCTGTGTTGCAATGCTTGCAATATCAACCCCACCCGCAGCCTCATTTGGCTGAACATTGCGTTTGACCATACCATCTTGCGTAGGTTCCATACCCATCAATGCCATGAATGGTTGTTCATTAATATAATCGTTTAATGTGCTTCGGGTGCCCATTTTAAATGTGTCTGTCTTTGGAATCTCAACTTCTGTTATTGATACCACTTCTTGTTTTCTGCTAGTATCAAAGTTAAAATTACTAGGCTCTGTCAATGAATAGTTAACTGTTGGTTGTGTTACTGTAATCGGAGCCTGATACATTTGTGCAGGTTGTTGCTGAACTTGTTGCGGTGATTGTAATAACTGAACGACATCCTGCTGTTGTTGAACTATTGATACTTGAGTTGAATTGTTTGTATTAACTCTAATTACATCTAACCCTGGTACAACTGAGGATGAACCTGTAGTATTGACAGTAGAATCTGTTGATGGAGTATACGGCTTTAATGCACTCACTGATACAACACTAGTTTGTGTATTTGACTGTAGTGAAAACCCACCGCTAGCAGCCTGCGTAGATGCCATTGAACTAGTAGTTGAACTAGTAGTAGTTGTTGTAGTAGAACTCGTACTACTTGCAATACTGTTAGCTTGTGCTGTACCGGCAACTGATTCGGCCATTTGAACTGCTTGTGCTGTCGCTGTAGCAGCCGCTTCGTTTGCTTGTTGAACTGTTGCCCTTTCTGTAGCATTTACTTTAGCCTGTACACTAGCAACAACACTCATTGCTAATGCTGAAGGGCCACTTGAACTAGATGTTTGAACTTCACCCGGCTTAGGTTGTGGATTGTTAGCAGTAGGAGCCGCACTAGTCACTGGTGCGCCCGGTGGAGGTGCAGATGCTGTTGCAGGAGGAGGCTGTTGTGATTGTGATTGTGAACCACTAGAATCAGGTGGGGGAGGACTACCTGGGGGCGGTGGAGATCCTGGTGGAGGTGGAGGTGGAGGTGGAGGAGCCGACGCAGTTTCTACACTTGCTGGATTATTGGGATCATATGGTGCAGTTGAACTAGTAGATGTTGATGCTGATGCTGATATTTGTTTGACAATAGCTGCCGCATACCCCTTACAATCAGGGCTATATAATGGATTAGATGTGCAAGGATCAGCAGTATAAATCATAGTAGCCCATGCACCTTCAATTGAAGATCCTGTGCCCGATGCTGAACCTGTTATTCTTGCTGTGCCCAATACTGATTGATTCAAGCTAGTTGGCAACAAAAATTTCTCACTTACTGATCCTAACGTATTATCACCTGAGAAACTGTAATTTTGCTGATGTACTATTTGATTGTTTTTGTTTGTCAGTGACACACTAGCATTAGCATATGCAGGTGTGTTCATCATCCAACTACATGACCCATCTTGATTCCAAGCAGTACATCCAAAAAAGCTTGCACCTACTCTCCAGTTGAATCCATAGTTAAATCCATGTACCATTGCACCTATACCTGCATTTTCTAATGCAGTGTTGATAGCAAAAGCTTGATTTAAAACTGAGCCTCCTTTGGTTGAATCCAATAAATTGTTAGTGTTAAGGACGCTATTAAATCCAGCACATGTTGAACTGTATGCAGGATTAGTAGCACATGGATCAGTTTTATATAATATTGATACGTCATTTACATGTACTCTAGGTCCGTAGTATCCGGCCCAAAAGTTTTGATCTTTTCCAGTAAAACTGACAGTTAATTTATCAACTGCCGATAGTTGATACTGATTAGTAAACAATTGTGTTCCTGAAAAGTTTTGAAATGCATTACCGGTATTTGTTTGACTGTAGTTATAATTGTAACTCTCTAAAACATTACCACTAGCACCAGTCAATGATACGTTACCTGTCAATGTACCTCTATTGCCGCCACCATTACTTAAATCATTATTGATATCCCAAGAGTACTTGTAACCAAACAATTGAATACCAGTACCTGCATTAGACAATGCAGTATTAATAGCTATACTCTGACTCACTGTGTTTTGCACAAATCCAAAGATTATGTTTCCAGTACTGGGATTGTAGGCTGGCGTGGTGCCCCCGCTAGTACCACCCGCCGCACCTGTGATGGTATTCTCCCATGGTAGTCCCCCTCCCAAATTGAGAAGGTTGCCAGTACTTTCTAATGTCTGACTATTAGAATAACTTGTGGACAAGAACGCCAAGCAAAGCGCCAATGCCAACTTTCTTATAAGTGTCATCCATTTTCCCTTCATCTACTTTAGGCAGCTTTTCTGGATTAGCTTCCCAAGCTGCCTTAGCCTGTTCGCCAATCTTACCTTCGAACGGGCAAGGTGTGCCTGCAGCCATCATAGCATCAAATACACGACGGTCTTGACACATAGTAGCAACAGCCGCAACTTTCATACCCATATCGTATAGAGTTTTAGATAATTTTAGGCGTTCACAATTCATATCACGAACTGTTCCGCCACCTGACACACCAAATACCTGAGTTTGCACGGAACCTGAACTACCAGTAGAACACAAGTCAGCATTACCACCACTCATCATTGCAGGTGCTACAGCAGTTGGTGGAGGTTGAATTACTTTCTGAGTGATAGTTGATTCGTTAATGTTACGATTCGTCATTTCACCACTTTGAATGTTCTGATTTACATTAGTAGCAGTACTAGTATTTTGATTGACGTTTGTATTAGCAGTAGTAGCAGTAGATGTATTAACGTTGTTATTGTTATTTGTCATGCTACCACTTTGAATGTTTTGGTTCACATTGTTGCTAGTACTAACGTTGTTGTTGTTATTTGTATTGACCGCAGTGCTAGTTGAAACATTGTTATTTTGATTGACGTTGTTACTAGTTGTTTGATTGACATTATTGTTGTTATACGTCATTGTACCACTGTTAATGTTGTTGTTAGTATTGACATTGGTATTAGCTGACGTTGTAGCGTTGTTATTATTATACGTCATTGTACCACTGTTAACGTTGTTATTAGTGTTGGTACTAGTGCTAGTTGATGCATTAACGTTATTGTTGTTGTACGTCATTGTCCCACTGTTAACGTTATTATTTTGGTTAACGTTAGTGTTTGTAGCAGTACTAGCACTGACGTTATTGTTATTATACGTCATTGTGCCTGAGTTGACGTTATTGTTGTTATACGTCATCGTACCGCTGTTGACGTTATTGTTATTCATAGTCTGTGTACCACTGTTAATGTTGTTATTAGTATTGACTGAGGTAGCTGTGCTAGTAGAAACGTTGTTGTTTGTGTTGGCGCTTGTACTGTTTACAGTACTTGTACTAGTAGAATTGCTATTACTAGTGTTATTATTGTTACTGTTTACCGTACTTGTACTAGTGCTTGTGCTATTAGTATCAACAAGTGAGGTTGAGGAATAACCACCTGTAATTGAGGTAGTTTGGTTAATCAATGCGGGTGGTGCAGTTTGAGCGGATACGCCCAGGCTGGTAGCTATGGCCAATGCCAAAATTGTCTTTTTCATCATCTTTATCCTTTATTATTGTTATTATCTGAAAGATGGAACCATTGTGGATTCATTGATATTTATCAAGAAAAGTGATAAATATAGTACAACTAATAATAACTATAAGGAGAAGTTGTCATGGCCGAAGAAAAGAAACCACTATCACGTAGCGAACGTGAAGCAAGAATTAAAGACAAGGCCGGTTGGGTTATCACAGTTATAGCCGCTTTATTAGCAGTAAACACCTATATCGCTAGTGGAAACTCTAGTAAAGTATTGAACAACACTATCAAGGCCAATGATACTTGGGCTTTTTATCAGGCTAAATCCATTAAGCAGACACTAGCGGAACAAAGTTATGATGATGCTATGGAAAGGAAACAGTTTGAAAAGGCTGAAAAATTAAAGGCTAAAATAAACCGTTATGAATCTGAACCCGAGACAGGGGAAGGTAAGAAAGAATTAATGGTCAAGGCTCGTGCGTTAGAAGCAGAGCGTGACAGTGTTCGCAAGTCAGGCCCTTGGATGACCTTTAGCGGTATGGCTTACCAGTTAGGTATTGTGTTATTGTCTGCATCTATCTTAGCAGTAAGTATGCCTCTGTTTTGGGGAAGCATTGCAGTTAGCGGTGTAGGTGCATTCTTAATGAGCCAAGGCATTTGGCTCTGGCTACCATTCTAATTTCGCTTAGGTATATAGTCTACGTTAGGGATTGGGGTATAGTCTTTGTTGATGGGGTTGCAAATATCTTCCCCGTACTTCAACACGATGTATCCCAATTCACTGTCATCTGTCTTGTGTGACAAACCAATCATAATATGAAATTTCCAAGATATCTTAGTCTTGATTAGTTTACTGATGACTGGATCTTTTAAGATATCGTCAAAGTTATTAGACTCACGTTTGAAGGTATAGTACTTCATTTGTTCCACATTGAAAATGCCACGTAATCTCTTTCAGTATCAAAAAGAAACACATAGCTAGACCATTGATCGTCAGGGTCTTCCATAAATCTCCACTCACCAGTGCAATTACGTTCACACCATTCAATGATTGGCTTTAACTGTCCATAAGATAAAGCTATCTTAATCTTGTATGCTGTTGGAATATTGATGGACATTTACATCGCCCTGTTTTAGAAAGTTGAGGCCATCATCATTGCGATATGCATCACGATAATAGACACTCTTTATGCCTGACTGATAAATCAGTTTAGCACAGTCAATGCAAGGAGCATGAGTGCAGAAAAGAGTAGCACCGTCACTACTTTCGGTTGAACGTGCAACCTTAGCAATTGCGTTTGATTCAGCATGTAACACTTCTGGTTTAGTTTTTAATTCGTAACAACCTTCATCATCTACATGCCATCCGTCAATCTTGTAAATCTTTTCTTCACAATCGTTATCCCAACCGCTAGGCATACCATTATAGCCGGTTGCAAGAATTTGATTCTGTCTTACAATAACTGCACCTACTTGTAAACGTTTGGCATAAGACAACTCAGCAGTTGTCTCTGCAATCTTCATATAGTAGTCAATGAACTTTGGTTTCATTCTTCTAACAAGTCAATTTTGTTTGGCTTATCTTTCCAATCTTCGGCATCGCTTGGTGCGTCTTTCTTCTTAGTAATGTTTGGCCACTTCTTTGCCAATCGTTCATTTATATCAATCCAAAAATCAAGTTTCTCTACATCTTTGGCTGTATCCTCAACAATAGCGTTAACAGGACACTCGGGGATACACACACCACAGTCAATGCATTCGTCAGGATTAATTGCTAGAAAGTTAGGACCTTCGTAGAAGCAATCAACAGGACAAACTACTACGCAATCGGTGTGCTTACATTTAATACAATTCTCTGTTACAACGTGTGTCATTTTATATATGTTTCCTCAATTAGTTCTTTTGCTAAATCTTCATCTATCAGTCTGCTAATAACAGAATCTTTAACATGAAATCTTTCGCAAAAAGCTTTTCCATACTTTAGACCTCTGATCTGGTCAAAAATATACTCTCTCTGAAAGACTTCATATTCTTGTTTACTTATCTGTGCTGTCGGTAGTGTATCTAAAAGAGACACCATATGGCTAAATGAATTCAATCCCAAAGACTCCTATAATATTTACCAAACAATTCAAAACCTTCTTGCATACGCTCCTCATGTAGTCGATGACCTACATGGTCATACCAATGTTCTTCGGGATTCTTATCAACCATTTGATAAGTAGCTTCCATTTTACCAGTGACTGGATTTGGATATAGTTTGTCTGTCTTAACCCAATCGAACTTAGCATCACCATGATGATATAAGGAATCGTAATCGTCTTTAACTAGTTGTTCAAACGACCAGATCATTTTATCTAATATTACGTTCCAACGTTCACATGCTATTTCGAATGCCTCGTTATGTGATTCCTTATAGAAATCAAAACTTGTTTGTTCATTCCAATCTTCACCACCAATATCGTTTACTAGTTCACTAGGCACACCGTGCTTTTCTTCTTTGAGTTGAAGTAATGCAGGCAGGATAATGTGAGCCAATGTATGATCTAACGACCATGTATCGAATCGGTCAATCTCTACGTTGATTTTTCTTTCTGCATTACCCTTTGGGTATTTGTGAATGTTAACTTTCATGTGTATTAGCTAGGATATTGTGTCTTACTTTACCATCTACAAATGCAAACACATCATCTGTTGTTTGATCTAGTACAGCGGCATATTTGATATTCTTGTATTCTTTAGCTAACTTAGCCAATTCATCTATTGATGTTGCTTGACATACAAACGCATTTGCATCCCTATCATAGAGGTACAATACATCATTCGTGCGTTCAATAAACAACTGATTTACTTTAGATTTTGTGAGTTCATCATCTTCAAATTCAGATACGTCTATGCCTTCTCTTTTTGCTTCTCTAATTAAGATATCTTTTAAACGCCATGACAAGATAGCCTGACCCAATTGATATCCGACGAACAACCCAAAGATAAAGAGGATGATTTCCATGATACTATTTATTTGATAGGGATATTAGACCATTGCTTGAGTTTTTCAAACTTTGCTTTTTTTGCTACTGCCAACCCTGCATTTGTCACGCCAACTTTTTGCTTAACAAGCAATTCAACCATAGCAAGTAAGTCACCTAATTCTTCTTCTAACACTTGAATGTTTGTTTTCTCTTTACCTGGTTTGATTTGATCGGGACCAAATCGCATAATCTTTGATACTTCTTTTGCTACTTCGGCACATTCTTCTGATAGAATCAGAATAATTTCTCTTGTTGTTTCATTCATCATTAATCCTTTTTGATACTTGCGGCTTTGGGTGCAACATACTTTTCATGATAGTCTTTCCAATCAGTCAAGTAATGTTCGTTCTTAACCCAACGATGCTTGCCTTTTTTTGCTTCAACTAAGAAGCCCCATTCACGTTGCTGTCGGCCCATAAAGAAAAGTGTAGTGACTGGTCGTTCTGCATCAAGTTCAAGGTAATGCATTTCATGTGCTTTACGCTTAATTATCGAACCAGGACCACACCACTTACTGAGTTCACCGATCTTCTTTCCATTAGAATCAATCAACGGAACATGTTCATAATAACCACCCTTAATAACAATAGTCATGTAAGGCCAAGGGTGGTCATGAAAAATAGGATCGTCACTTCGCACAATCTTATGAAGGGTGACATTGAAGGGGAACCAGTTACGATCTTTTAAGAAAAGATAATAACGATGCATATAGTCGGCGCCTGTTCTGCGATCAGGAATCAAACGATAGCGACCCATCATGTTCATAAGTTTGTGCAAGAATCCCATGTTAATCTTTCAGTTTGTCAACAACATTAACGCACATATCCATCCAATATGCTACGTCACCCATATCAGGACCAAACATTGCCCCATATGATAATTGTACATCTTCATCCAATAAAAGTCTACTGTTTTGGTTATCCATAACAGTTAAATGGCCCGTATTTTTTTCGGTCCGTTCTACCTTGCATTCATATATTTCATCTAACATTGATTGCCACACTGTGTCCATTTTTAATCTCACAAATAAAAAGACGGGCTTAAGGTGCCCGTCTGACCTGTTTGCTTGTCTCTCCCGAGACTAGACTTTATTCACCCTGTGCGGCTAAGGCGCGATAGCCTGCGGCAACAACTGCACGGCTAGGGCGACCCAAGCGATACTTGGTGAATGTATCACCACGCTTGTTTGTACGCTTGTTAGCGTAAATCGCATAGCCCTGGAAGCGCAAAGCACTAACGCTAGCAGTAGGGTTAGCAATATCAAAACGATAGTTGATTTGCTTTGCGGTGAGTTCTTCACCATTACGAAGTGCCTCTAATAGGCGGGTTTGTTTAGTTTCAGTCATAATTTTCCTCTTAAAGATTCGCTGTGTTAACAACGTATAATGATTATAGATGATTATGAGTAGTAATGCAACAGTATTGGTAACCTAGTTTCCCAATACTGTTGATTTAAACTTCCAAATACTGGAGTTCAAAAAGATCAGCAGAATCCTCATAACCAATATAACCACGAGGATTACATACGATTCGGGTACTACCAATCATGTAGTCAAACTTGTGATGTGTATGACCATGTGTCCACAATTTGATTTGGGGATGATCCATAATGAATTCGCTCAAGTCACTAGCATACGCACCGTTCATCAATGTGTCGTTTTGATAACGAGGATGAACAGATAATTTGCTCGGTGCCATGTGGCCAACTACCACAAACTTTTCATTAAACTGACCCTCAATTATAGTGCGGATATACTCCACGCTACGACGGTGTCTAGCCGCTGTATGAGCAGGACGTAGCTTAGAATAACCATGACCATCATGTCGGATGATACGGTAGTCGTTCATCATGTCAGCAACGGCATGTAATGTAAGTGGGTCGCCTTTATTCATGTCAGTCCACAATGTAGAACCAATGAAGGTAACGTCATTGATAGTACGCATGTCATCTTCCATGAAGTAGACATTTGGATACTTACTACATTCATCACGCAGGTCTTGTAAGCTACCGATGAACTTGCCATGATAGAATTCGTGATTACCTGCAACGTAAACTACGTGAGGAAATTGAAAACTACAACGCTTTATGAAGTCCCGAAAGCGGAGTGCAGTTTGTTGCCTGCGACCTAAGTCAGCAAGAGCACCTGATGTGTATGGATCGTAGTCTATATGAGGATGGTCGTGAAGGTCTTGGGCGATAAGAATGTCACCGGATAGGATCAGTACATCGGCACCTTCATCATTAGTGAGGTTGATGTCGCCGAATTCCAAATGTAAGTCTGAGCAGAGTGCTATTTTCATATTAGTATTATATCATATCCGTATTTATTTGTCAAGATTTCTTTTGGTTTTTTGTAAACTAGAGAGTAATACATTATAGTTATGTTCACAAATTGATTTGCACTGTTCCATTTTATCCTGTAATTCATTCAAGGGCATTTTGCACAGTTTCTCTATCTCATTAACTGCCATCAACATTCGTGTTGCATCATTTTCTTCATTGTCATAACTTTCATCTATTATGCCATGAAATGTTTGATATCCTAAACTTTTGATAGTTTCTAAAAACTTTGGTCTAGCCAATATTATGAAAGGATGTTTATAACACATAGGCCTAAACGTCTTTTCAGTTATACATATACCATTGTCATGTTCATAAAAATATGTTTCAGTGACTACAGAAAAATGTGTAGAGTTGTAGAATGGTAATGTATAATCTCTGAATCCCCATATCTTTCCGTAATCTTCTACATCATCTAAATCAACAATTAGGTTTGGTAAATTCATTATCTCGCTTCTACTACCTTCTAACAGTGATGTTACTATTGAATTCGAATCATTAAGAGTCACGATCCAATCAAATGTTCTGCTCCAATTTTCTCTTTCGTTTGAAATAAGGCTTACATAACCACTATCTAAAATACCCTTTGCATGTAACAATCCTACCAATGTAGGTCTATGTGGTCTCCATCTGCGATTAAGACATATAAACTTTTTCTCAGTTACTGTATCAGGTCTTGTATTGTTTTTCCAATGTAATGCAGTTGTGTATTCTGCAATCAATGGTAAAAAACTTTTAATAGGTTTTAGGTTGTATTGTTTGGCACAGTCAAGTATAGTTTCATTGATAGAAAAACTCTCACTAAACACTATTACGTTTTGTTCTGATACTTTTCTTTTAATTACAATGTTTTCATAGATTACAGGTATAATGTTATGCATACCTTCAAATGAGTTAACAATAGCCAATCGGGCTTTACCCATCTGTAACCAATTTAATGTGCTAGTGGGTATTACCTTATCTAAAACGGTGTCAGTCAATGAATGAATATCACCGACTTCAAGATACCAATAAAGAATCTCGGTATCAAAATCAAATAGATCAACGTGCCGAGATATGGTGTTATATTTAATGTTCCCTTGAATGATTTGCGGGAACTTTTTATTTAATAGCATCTTTCCTTAATTCTCTACACCGTAGTCTCATCTCCGGCGTGAAATCGGGACTAATCTCTGCCAGAGAACAGTTGATTACCTTTTCCTTTGATGGAGGAAAGTAATGTAGTGTGGTGCGGCTAATCAAAAATCCTAAGACTAAACACACTACTATGATTAATATTTCTCTATGCACTGGTTTCATTTAGTATGTTCCTCACAAGTGGTTCTAATCCAACCTTTGCCACCAGTCTGACCTGGCTTACCGCATGTCTCGCAGGTAACACCTGACATGGATTCAGCCATACGAACTACACCATCAGTATAGTCGTCACCGCCACTGGTATAGAATCTAAGTGTACCAAACTTTTCTTTGATCTGGTCAGCCGTTAATTGTTCAACAGGATCGGACACTTTGCGACCTTCGCCTGTTAGTGCTTTGTCAATCTGTTCTTGTTGCCAACCAGTCATGTCATCGGGATGTTTGATAAACAGTGCATCATATAGATCATCCATGTCACCGTTCTTTGCTTTTTCTACAGCAAGGTTGTACTTGATATCCTTCTCACGTTGTTGATTCTTCCAATCAATATGGCTTTGAATCAATGAGCAAGCGTGGTTAATAATCTGAAACCAACCATCATTGATTTCAAATCCCCAAGACATGCAGGACTCCATTGGAGTCGCATTACGATTAACAAAAATTTTGGGATATTTCTCGCATAGATATGCGTCTTTTTCTGGACTCATTTTACAACACTCAATTCACTCACGTGCTTACATTGTTTACGAAATTGAAACCCGGTACAAGTACAAGACCAACCTTGACTGTTACGAGTTACAACATATTTATTTCCCTTGCTACCGGGGACTTCCCATGTTTTAACGTCAGTGCTAATTTCTTTGAAAGAACCGTTGAGGATTTTAAGATCCTCAACAAAGTCCATTGTAATGACACGAATGGGCCAATCATTATCACCACTCATACAAAATTGACGATCATTCAGCCACTTGTACGGAGGAAGAACCTTACCTTCATGTTCACGAAAAGCAGGTCGGGGAGGAATCATACGAGGTCCTTGACTATAACTAGTACGAACCTTAACGACACTACCTACAGTTGGAACACGCATGAAACACTCCTTTTATCAACCTACAGCTTTTACGGTGATGATAGATTCCCGAAGAATACCTTCTCCGAAAACAGTTGCCCCACCTTCATCATTTTCAATGGATAGTGTTTTCATTGTGTTGAAACCACCGATCATCTCTCGCATTACTTTATCTGTCGAGGCAGCGTCAGAGTTTGCGGCAAGAGTAATCTTACCATCGAATGAACCAATTGAATTGGTAACTTTAATTTCCAAATGTGCCATATAAATCTCCTTTTAGCAAGACATTATATAGCACATTTGTTCAGGCGTCAACTGTTTCGGCTTCTTTAGCGAAAGCTTCATCCAATGTGATCCAAACGCCAGCTGTAGCATAGTAACGAACAAACCAAGTTGCTGTGCCGTTGACGTTGCGCAGGATGTAGTCGTATTCCTCTTGTTGTGAGCAGTCAAAATATTCGTCTGTGTTCTTGTACTTGTTGACGCACAGGTCTTCACCGCGCTGGGTGTATGCTTCGTCAGCAGTTTCGCCAAACGTCTCCCGCAGGCTAGAGAACCCACCCAAGCTCACAAGTGCTTTGACTTCAAAAGGATCCATGTAGTGATTCTGCAGGATCTTGCCGTTGTTGCTCAAGTAACCGTCCCAATGACAGTATACCTGCTCAACTGTGCCGTCTGCGAACTCAAGTGCGATTGTAGAACGTGTACCCATTTGTAACTCCTGTTGTTTGACTGTTTAAGATTCTATTATATACCCAAACCGATTTATTGTCAAGCCTCGCCGCGATACTCAACGGTGTCGATCAGGTCGTCAGGGTGAAAATCACGAAAAAGTTCTACCGCATATGATTCATCTTCGGCACGATAAGTTCTAGAATCCATGTTACCAGAATTCAGATCCTGGTAAAACACTTCAAAGATAAAGATGGTTGCTTCGCTCATTTCCAACTCCTGTTGTTTGACTGTCTAAGATTCTATTATATACCCAAACCGATTTATTGTCAACCTTTGGACAAAAGTTCCTTTCTTTATTTGTTGCTATTAGCACGAACAGTAGCAAAATCAATTTCCTTGACTAGCTTACCATCACGGTAAACTTCCTCAAGAACTTCAGTCCAAGGACCAATTGCTTTATCGTACCAACCTTTGGGTTCATCTACACTAGTGACAAACTCACCGCCTGACTTCCAAAGAGTAACACGACCTTTTTTGGACACTTTGCCTGAATCAGTGATTGGGTCTTTGAAAACATCAACCCATTCGCCGTTGACTTGTGCCGAACTACATTTCATGGCGAACTTCTGTGTGTCACGGTCAAGTTGTTGCAACAATGCACCACCCATACCGAATGCAAGGTTATCGGCACTCCAACCATTCAAGTCAACTACAACACCGAGAATGCTACGGACACTCAATTGGTTGATACCATCACCCCAAAGCAAACGAACATTGTTCAATACTTTGTAACCTTTACTGTTTGTAGTGTAGCCGAAGCCTTCACCTAAGATACGCATCATCTTTGGCAACACTTCAACTGGATCACCACTGTCTGGACGAATAACAACTGTAGCACCACTGTCAATCACTTGTTGTTTCAACTCAGTGCCCCACATGCGGCATGCTTCGTAAATGTCGTAGCTGTCAGAGACAACTGCCAACAATGCACCTGGTACACCAAACTGCTTGACCATGTTGTTGTAGGCTTTTACTTCACCTGCACGACCCCAAGAAGTAATTGTACTGTGCTCGGCAGCAGGTATTGAGAAACCAGCAATTCCAGCATTGTAATACTCACGAGCAAACAGCACACCCGAAATAGTGTCTGTTCCCATAAAGTTGACAAGATGGGCGGCCGATCCGATGCCAGCACTCTCCAGGCTACTAACACCCCGAGCGCCGAAATCATGCAACTTAAAATCAATAGTAGTGGGGTCACCTGACTTCTCCAAATATTCAGTGATGATGTTTTTAACCATTTTGCTTTGGGTAGCGACAGTAGTAGGATACCAGATTGCGCGGAGCAATGCAGTCTCAAGCCAAGTAGTCAGCCAATAGCATTTCGGGTCAGTATTTTCAATTGTTGCAAGTACATTTTTGACAGGGACCATTGTTCCTTCGGGCACTGCTCTAATAACAACGGGGAGGTATCCATTATGGTTGTCAAGAATGTACTGCCATCCTGCTCTGTTGAAGGGCTCACCGTGTGCGGTAAGTAACTCATCAGCAATTTCGATGTCTGCTTGAGTGATTGGTTCGAGAAGGTATTCTTTGATAAAAGCCTGTAGTCCGAAGAATACAGTTCTATCGTAACGCCCACCTCGGCTTTCAATGTACGAATAAACACCTGTAGTGCCTGCTGGGTATTGTTTGAACATCGACACTTTGTAGCTGTCAGTGTTGAGAATAATGTTTTTTGCGAGTTTCATAATAAAGTTCCTTTATTTAAATTGCCTTGCGTCTATCGCTAGGACTTGTTTACAGTATAACATTAACCTATTTTAATGTCAACTGAATTCGACCAAAGTGACATTGCCACCTTCAGCCGAAACCCTTTCGGCGAACATCTCAATCATCGGAATGATGATATCTTTGTCGCCACCTGCTAGCCCCATACCAATGTATGGTAAGCCAAATCTTTTACCTGGATATACAAATGCCAATTTTTCTAAAATCAATTGAAAGGCAACGTACTCAAACACATCCGTACCTTTACTCATATCATACTGTGTGTAGGCATTGATAATAAGAAACGTTCCCTGGTCATACTCTGTCCAGTTGCCTAATTTCATAACTTCACCTGCTTCAGTAAGGCTATCGATTTCCGCACACAATGGATAGCGTTCACGGATCTCACGGGCAATACCACCGCCCATTGTATTGAAACAATTACAGCCTTGCACTATAATGTCAAACTCACCTGCTTCTGCTAGGTCAATTAGATTACCTTTAACATGCTTCAACGCAGTCTTGGGAAAGTCAATTGGATTGTCTGTGTTCGTTACATGATATGTCATTTTTCATCTCCCAGAGTTACGTCTGGAATCACTTCTGATTTTGCAGGTCGTCCTGGTTTCTTTGCGCCCCAAGGATTTGAATAAGGAGCACCTTCTGCTCTACCGCTTTGTCGGTAAGCGCCTTTTTGAATAACCCCACCATTGGCTAGAAAGTCGGCTATTGCTTTGTCCGTTCCTGTTACTATTGTTTCTTTTGTCATGTTAAGCTCCTAAAAAGTGTTGCAAAATTTCATAGTGATCCTCGAAACATTCTTCCGATTTTACATCACTGATTGGTACCCAACGTGCTTTCTCAGCATCGTCATTTCCTTTTACTTTTGGCAGTTCGCCATCGGGCAATTCAATATGAAATGCATGAGTAATGATACGACCGCGCGGACTACGACCAATCGCATCAAAGACCTTGCTACGTTTGATGCTACCACGCAATACGGGCGCGGGTACTTTAATCATTGTTTCTTCACGTAATTCACGGATAGCCGCATCCTCTACTGACTTGTCAGTAGTTGCATTGACATAACCGCCGGGTAGTGCCCACAGACCTTTACCAGGCTCTGCTCTACGTTTAATCATTAGTACATGACCTGATTGAATGACTACACTATCAGCAGTACTAAAGATTGGGGGATAAGGAAGTGAGGCATATTGCTTTTTGTAGTTGGCAACAAACTCACGTTCACGAATAATTTGTTCGTACTCAGGTGTAGTGCGAAACTGTTCCAAGAAATCAAATGTAGTTTCAGGAACCACACCTTGAATGAATTTCATGTTAACGTCACGCTTGAAATACAAGTCCCGAATGTCAACTGCACTCAAAAATTCAATGAGTCCTACATTCTCATATCCCCATTGAGGGAACATATCGAGGTAGAAACTTGAATCATCTTTCTTGTGACCGATGATGCCAACACCGTCACCGCCAAGAACACGATATTTACTCACGATTCCTTGAACACGGACAGCCCATGCTTGGTCGTTGTAAATTGTGTCAATGTTTTCTTCAACATATACCTGCATGTTAAGACCGCGGGTAGCGTTCTTAATCATTACTGCACGTTCGGCACTTGTGAAAGGGTTCTTATAAGTTCGGGGCTGTTTGCCAGAACCTGTGATAATGACCAATTGGTCAGTCAATGCTGTGGCGCGTTTGATAATCTCAAGGTGAGCATTGTGTAGTGGTTGAAAGCGTCCAATGAGGACAAGTGTGTCATACTTTTTTGACATTCTAAACTCCTTAGAATAATTGTCTATGAACCGTCTATCAGTTCACATCTTTATTTATACATAGTATAGCATAAATGCTATTTTTTAGCAAGAAAAAAGAGCACCGAAGTGCCCTTTTTTAATAACCTACTGGACCTGTCTTTGGATTAGGCCATGCACCACTTTGTGCATTAAAAGTAGTTCCTGGTGGAGGACTTACTTTACCATCACTGTGTCGAGTCCAACCTGCCGGTGTACTCACATACTGATAGCGAGGATCGTAACCATCTTCGCTATGCATCTGACCCTTATCATAACCTTGCTCATAGTTAGTTTGATCGGTTGTAGTCCAGTAGTCACCTGTATCATACTCTTGACCAGTAAAACCATCAGTGTAGCCTTTGTAGAAAGCAGTAGAGCCAGTCTTGGATTCTACTTTCGGTGCCACATAAGTGTTGTTGGTTGCGTTAGATTGAACAGGCTTACTGAAAGCATTATCAATCTTGTCACCTTCGTTGCCGATTTCTCCGACAACTTCATAACGACATGCACGACCCTTAGCATTGTTGTAGTCGCTAGGGATAGAGACCACATCAGCAGGATTAATCTTAACAATCACAACACGGCTGTCGTAACCATTACCAAAGTGAGGCAGATAGTCTTGACTACAGAAGTGCAAACCAGTAGAACAAGTTTGGTCCTTGTTGTCGTCAACTTCATTGCGTTCCATTTCAACAACTTTACCAGGACTGTTGTCCATAGTGCCACTGTGAATGTCCAAATAGTCATTACGCACTTTCTTGTAAGCCAAGAAATGACCATCAGGAGTAATTGGCAAACTGTTCTTTTCCAAGAAACCGTAGAGTTCATCAACTGCACGTTTGCTTGGGTTAGTCATCAAGTTCTCCATGAAGTTGACCAGAGGCTCGATGGGAAACTCATCTTGCAACATAGCAATCATGCGAGTAGCCAGACCATTGTTCATGGGCTTGCCCTTCCAGAACAAAGTATCACCTTGAACACTCACGTTGCCTTTGCCATAGTTGAGAACAACTTGCTTAGGCTCAACCAAATCCTGAACCTTGTCCCAATCACCTGCCTTGATAGCATCAACTACCTTTTGATAGGTAATGTGAGACTTGGCAATAGTATGGGGCTTGTTGCCGATAACGACAGTTACGTTACTGCCTTGAAGAATAAACGGAAAACTCATTTTAAACACCTTTTGAAGAATCAATCAGATTAATATACTCACCAACATTCATACCCTCTACGTTGTAACGGCTGATGCTTTTTAATAGAGGGTAGCGAACATAAATCGCTTCTGCCTCAGCCTTGTACTTATCAATCAGTGCAGTCGGATCGATTTTTGCTTGCGCTTCAACCTTGTACTGACGGCACAGATATTCCAAACTATGACGCTTGTTAGTGTTTTCTTCGGTCTTAACGTCCTTGAAAACATTGAACAACTTGACATATGGGCTGTGAGGATTAATCACAAACTTAACTGCATTATACTGATAAAGGTCTTTCCAGTCAATAGACTCTTTGACCAAACCCATGATATCCTTTTGACCCAACTGAGACAATTTGTCCTTAACGTGGTCATCGAGATTGATCCAGTTCTTTTGAGTTTGGATAAACTCAATGTCAGCCTTACGAACACCGTAGATAGTACCAATGAACAGACCAGCCTTGTTCAAGTGACTATGCAGATCCTTAACATCGGACATCACGCCCAAGTTCTGATAACCACTCAAAGGCAAGTAGTAGTAAGTTTGCTTACTGTCAAACGAATCAGCCTTACCAGCATCACGCCATACCATAGGAGTCTGACGGCTCCAGCGACCACGTTGAGCACCTTCAGTCAAGTGCATAATGGTTACGTTCTTACCGATACCACCTGCACGTTCCTTCTCAAGTAGGTTGCTTGCCATGAAACGTTGTGCTTCGGGAGGACTAGACAATTCCTTAAAGAAAGCCTTAGTGTTAACAGATTTGTTCTTGTCAACCGCCTCGATCACATACACATTGGAATTGTGCTGTTCAAACTTACTATTCTTCCAGTGATGCTTTGCACGTTCCAACGCACCAATCTTAGTGTCATTGGTAACAAAATACGTATCAGAGCTAACACGAATCTGCCATTCATCATGGTAAACAGTACTACCATTTACATTGGTGTAAGTATGTGCCGCCTTTACACTAGAGCAGGTTGCATAACTACGGCTCTTGCTAAATGCACGAATCGAAATGTTATACTTGTCTGCCAAATCCTTGACAGGGAAGTTAAACTGTTTCATTGCATTCCAACGATTCACACCTGGATCATACAAAGGAAACTTAGTATCAGCCGCATACTTAACGACAGCACCTTTGAACAAAGCACCTTCTTCATAACGCTTTTCCAAGTAGATAGCACGTTCCCACAAGTTAGTAATCTTGTCAGCCTCAGTAGCAATGTGAATTGCCAACTGTGTGTTCAATTGTTCCAACTTGGCCTTGATAGCGTTAATAGTCTGAGGGATGTATGACAGACCCTCACGTGAAGCTTGGAAGTCAAGTTCACCAATACCAAACTCCATCACCAGACCACATTGCAACAGACCTTGCAGAGGACCGATTGCTTGCTGTGCGTTAGGCACATCGATGGGGTACTTGATGTTACCCATGATAGCATAGCTACGATAACCTTCAGCATGATAATGCACACCAGGAGTGATGTTTGTTTCCTTGTACTCAGGGTCCTTGAATTTGAAATCAGCAGAACCTGAAATTACTGGACGCAGTTTGAAGTACTCATACACGTAGCGAGCCTCTTGACGGAACTTGTCAAAGTCGTAACGATCTTCCACAGCAAAGCGAACCTCGACACCACTAGGGTCAGTGGTTTCTTCTTCCATCATCAATGCGATAGACGGAACACCTTGCTCATTAATGAAAGCCGTGTAGATACCCTTGCGGCCATCCTTGACTGCGGTTACAGTGAAGTTATCAGTATAACTAAAAGGAGACTTAGAGCCGAGACCCAAAGCGCCGATGAAGGCATTGCTATCAGTCTTAGTAGATTCAAAGTATGTTGTGTAAATGCTTGTAACTTGGTCATGAGAAAGTCCTGTACCGTAATCACGGATAGAGAAGAATGGTTCCAATGCATTGGGTAGATGCACATCAAAGGGTGTGTCTTGCTTACCTGCGGCAGTGTGGCTGTCAACTGCATTACAAGACAGTTCACGGACGATTGCTCGGATCTTGTTAGCATACAGACCTGAGGACAGAATGTTGAAAGCCTTAGCAGAATTACGAATACGGAATTCGCCAACCTCGCCCACATTGGACAAGATTGCTTCGTTTTGGACTGCGCTGTGAAGTTTCATTTTAGTGCCTGTGTTTCAGTGTCAATACAAGTATTGTATCAGAGTTTGGATTTATTGTCAAATATAGAAGGGAGTGTCAAAGCCAAGGGCGTCATAAACACACTCACGGACTGCGGTGTCAGTAGCCTCACCGAAGTCTTCGGGAAAACGGTCAGCCAAACTACGGAGTTCAGCATAAACTTGGGGCCAATCCATTTTGAGTACTTTAGCACTACGCACGATTGCGTCAACTGCATCATCACCAAACTCTGTGTACATTGCGTATTTGGACATTTTGTTTCCTTTAGTTAACTGTCTATGTAATGATTATATACCCAAACTCATTTATTGTCAACCTTTTTTGTTCAATTCTTTCAATGTTTCCTGATGCTCGGCCTTGCTCAGTTCCAACTCATAGACCATATGAATCAGGTAGAGTAACGCTATCACACAGACTCCGATGCCAATGTAATGCAAGGGCACAGCCATCAACAGGACGCTAGTTACGCTACCGGCGAGTACAGCCACACCGACCAGTTTGGCCACGTTAAGCAGGGCAGTTTGTTTAATAGAGAGTTTCATTTTGAATTTCCTTGTTAAAAATTGCTTCGGTGAAGATAGTGCCACCGTATGCACTTTGAAAAGTGAGGGCTACTGCCTCAATATAGAACTGATATATGCGACCAGTTGGGGTAATCAGTGTGTACTTCATATCCAGTTCCTTATTGTCAATACAAGTATTGTATCAGGAAATGGATTTATTGTCAACCTTTACCAGAAGTGAGGTTCCACTGTAGGCTTATCCTTAAGAATCATAACGATTTCATCCTTCTCCGGATATACTAGATTCAAAAGTTCTAACTTTTCACGGCGTTGGCTATCTGACATTTGTATCCAGTTTTTTACTACTTCCTCGTTACCCCAAAGGATACCACGGCTCATAGTAGAACGAATCCAGGCTGTCAGTTTCTTCAACATGACAACCGTGTTAGCCGGGTGACTATGTGTCATAGCAAGGAACATGTCGTTAGCTAACAATGCAGAATAAAAACTACCTGGTTCAAAACCATGAACCATGTAATTATAAATTGGGTCTAGACATTCTTTGTCTACTTCCCAATCACTTGCACCACGTAGGATATGATTCCTGCTGTACTTTGAGATTTCCATATCAACCGTGTTTTAGTATGTGGAATGTTAGATCAGGTCCACCGACAAGACAACATTGGCTTGTATACTTTAGCATACCTTCTTCTCGCCAACGTCCTGCACCAATCGGAACCACACGAACCTGTTTGGGTGTAATTTTAATTACCTTACCTACATACAGGGTATTGTGATGCGAAAATGCTACGTGGTCATCAGTTTTTACCTCACGTCCAAGAAGGTCTTTGTGTTCTTCGGCAGGCATACAATTCATTTATCTTCCCACGAATCAAAGTCATTGCGGTGTTTTGGTCGGCGATGATACTGACCCTTCTTAGGTTTTTCAACCTTGTGTTTGAAGGGTAGGTCATCATCAAACAATGCCTTGTGGGCCCGATGTTTGGGTTGCTGAATCTTGAAGGAGATGATATCTTTTTTCATGATGCATATAGTATAGCACAACGACCATTTATTGTCAACTAATGGTCAATTCGATACGCTTGATGTTTTTGATAGTGAAGCTACGCCACTCACCTTTTTCCAAGTCAAAGACACGCAATGCCTTTGTACTGTCGGATTGCTTACGAGGCTTAGCATCTTCCTTGATAACAGCAGGAGGTAGCTTACTTGCTTCCAATGTACACTTCATTACACGTTCAGTGCCATCTACCTTAGTGAACGTGATTTTAGCCTCTGTGGTTGGTAAGATACCTTTCAACCAATTGAAAATTTGTTTTTCCAACTTGTCATCAATCTCAGCAGGAATAGAGGGTGCGGTAAATTCAGTTGTCATTTTATTCTTTCCAAGGTGTGAAAAATGTTTCGATCTTTTTATCTTTAGACCAACTTTTAGTGTAATCATTATCAATGTCACACAAAGCCAATGCTTCTTTCTTTGATACTACACGATGGCTAACGATTGTTTCACCAAGGTGTTCTTGTGAAAATTCTTCTGCCTCATTCATAGTTACAGTGTCTAGTGCCCACAATGCTTTATCTTTTTCATAGTTGTCAGTACCAACTGGCACTTCAACTACATAACGCATACGAAACATAGAAACAGTTTCAACAAGAACCAATTGAGTTTTTTTACTCATGTTATCATCCTAATTAATCCAACAGTGTCAATAGTAGTCAGCAATAGATAGTTAGCCAACATGCCAAAAGATTTCCTAGTCCAACTAGCCCAAGCATACATAGCACAGCCAATGATCCAAATGGGATAAAGAGCAAGAAGCGGAGGGTTGGGGACTGTGAGTGCCATAGTAATACTGCAACCAATGCTAGTAGCCCAAGCAAGCAACTCAATAATAAAGCGAACTCGGTGAGATTTAAAGTCATCACGTATCCATTCTAATGTTCCTATTAATATTGAAATCATGGACGCTCAGTACAAGTCCGCTCTCGGTATACTCTACCATAAGTGGATTGAATTTCTCGCCACTCAGTACATTCCACTACAGGAGGAGGTGTAGTAACAATGACTTCACGTGGACGATTCATTTGGTCAATGATGATAGCTGTACCAACACCACCGATGATAGCAGGAACAACCCAATCGTTATTGTAGTAATGACGATGCGGATGCGGTCTAACTGGTCGTAACGGATAGTGATAGTGGTGATGTTGTTGAATATGTTGAGCATTTGGTCGATGGTTATGCTGGGCTTGTGCTGGCAACACAATTGCCAAAAATGCAAAACCAACAATAGCGTAAATTTTATTCATTTGTGATTCCTTTATGATTGTCGATTGCTTGTTGCAAAACAATCTCTACCATCTTATTTATAGTGATATCACGCTTGTGTGCTTCCATTGCCAACTTTAGAATTACGTCATCATCCAAATCTACCGGGACGACAATACGTTTGTCAAACGGGAGGTTATTGAATATTGCATGAGCCTTTTCTAGGAAATCTTCTGCAAGTTCCAATTCAATGTAATTGACACTATCCCAAGCTTCAAAAGGCTCGATACCTCTTTCTTTGCATTCATCAATATAACCTTGACGATGATCGGGATTGATCCAACGATAGGGGCCTGGAAGATTGTCATCACCATCTTTTTTTGCATCAATATCGGCTATGTAGACAGTTTGTGTCATAGCATCAAACACTAATGATCCATGTGCAAACTCAGATTCAAAATCCAAGTATCGTGCGTTGAGACCAAATGATTTCCAGCCGTATTCACTACCACCGGAAATTCGATGGCTAAAGCATTCGTTAAATTTACTCAGGTGCATGATAATTCCTATATTTTAGATGTTACATTGTACTTCAATATCTATTGAATGTCAATAGAATTGGGAAGGATTGAATGTTCATTCTTCAACTCCAAAATGTTTTTGTATGTCTGCAATACACCTACGGACTTCCATGTCCTCACGGTTCAAATCACCCATGAACCGTTTTTGTAGAACGGAGATAGTTTCCTTCACAATCAACTCGGCAAATTTTTCAGGACTAAATCGCAAGTCAAACTGATATTCAACCATTGACTGTTTCATTAATTCTTTAATTCGTTCGTTCATTCTACAAGCCCTACACTTTTCTTAATTTCGTAGCGGGCAATCTTTTCATCAAAGTACATATGAATACCTTCCATGTAAGGACTTTCTACCACAATCTCACCTATCTCTGTAGCAAGGGCTTGTGTAAATTTAAGCAAAATAGAGTAAGTATCTTCGGATTGATTCAATGGATCACGATCCAAAATTTCTACTGTACTATCAATTAATTTTTCAATTCGTTCGTTCATACTAGTTCCTTGTTTGCTTTTTTAGCACGGATTTGTTGAGTCAGTGTAGGTACTTCATACTTAGTATCCCAGCCCCAACCTTTAGCATTGTCCTCGGGTTCTTTTTCATACAGTTTGTAAGCCTTGCGAGCCATTTGGGCTGTCTTGAATTCAATCTCAGTGACTGAACCATCTTTGTATTCAATGTAAAAGAATGCACCTGACATGTTTGCTCCGTTGTTTGACTGTCTAAGCCTCTATTATATGCCCAAACCGATTATTTGTCAACCTTTGATACCGAATGTATTCAGTGCAGGTTGCAGGGTGTTAATCAATAGTGTCTCACGCTCATGTGCAGGACGCTTGCCACGCACAACTTCAACAGTACCGAATACAAAACGCTCGGCACCACGCTCACGCAATGCACAAGACAGACCCCAGTTTTTGTTTTCAGCAAGGGCACGTTGCATGTGCTTTTGCATACGACGGCGTAGTGTGCGAAAAACATTACCTTTGAAAGACAGTGCGGTCAAACCAATGTAGTACTCAAGTGTTACAACATCTTGGATGTAGTAAATTACTTGGTTACGATCAGTTCTGCGTTTGCGGGTGATTTTCGAGTTCATAAGTGTATTATATACCCAAACCCATTTATTGTCAACCTTTAGAATGCACGATACAACCCTAGCATACAGATTCCTGCGGAAACTACGTTGACAACTACCTGAGCATTGTTGCGAACCCTGTAAGCCCATGTAAGGAAAAACAATGTTCCGAAACTGAATGCTATAATATTATAGGGATCCATGTTTCCCATAGCGTTCAGAGTGTGACCCAAAACGATGAAAAATACCCCTACCCATTGAATGATGTCATTTGTTTTATTCATAAATGAATTATACGCCCAAACCCATTTATTGTCAACCTTTGGGCATTTCGCTAGGGTTGATACAGTATCCGCTCTGAAATAAAGTATCGGTCCTAGCGTCCCTGACTGTCAAAAATGAGTACTTTAGTTAGCCAAATTGTAGTACTAAAGTACTAAAAAATTGAGCATTTATTGTCAAGTCTTATCCATCCTATAAATATGTCAATGAATGATACTATAACATGGGCCGGTGGTGATGGGTTTGCAAAACGAATATTAAGTCCCGATACCAAAGAGTTTCTATCTGAATTAACCGATAATGATTTTGAGCCTAATAGAAATGTCGATGCGATATTCTACGACCATTTAAAAAATAGACAAACTAAAACCATAGACTTATTATATAGCGGTGGGTTAGATAGTGAAATAGTATTAATGTCGTGTATTAGAAACAAAATACCTGTTAATGCTATTACTCTGATAGTAAAGGTTAAAGGTGCGATATTGAATGTAGTTGATTTATATTACTCTGAAAAGTTTTGCCGTGAAAACAATATCAAACAACACTTCTTTCATTTAGATGCCGAAGATATATTTCACAATGATGCTTATTTAGATTATCTATTACCATATCACATAACAGAACCTCATTTAGCAAGTCATTTTTGGTTACTAGAACGTTGTCATAACTTTCCAGTAATAGGTGGAGATTGGCCTTGGGTCCATGCACATAAAGAACATAAAGTGTTATCACCTACTAGAATAGATTTTTGCGGGTATGAAAGATATATGGATGACAAAGGTATAACTGGTATTGGTAATATGATAGGTCACAGTTTAGAATCCTGTTGTTACTTTATTCAAAAGCATATTAACAGTTATGAAATAGGTAATGACAAATTTCATACTGTTCCGTTTTTAAAACACAAAATGTATGATACTACTGAGCCTAGAATCAAAAGCTATGGTTGGGAAACATGTCCTGAACAATTACTAAACTTAAAAAACTATAGAATAAAATTACTTAGTAAAATAGGACTCATAAAAAACAAAATCAAGTGGGGTAATAAGATAGGCGATATCTTACAAACTAACACTAATGAGAATTCAAGCTTTACTTAAAACTTCGTTTAGCATTTGTTTTTCTTTTTCTGCAACATCTATTTCCCAAGGTAGCTTACTCCATTCTTCTATACTAGGTGTTTTGGGAGCGTGATATACTTTCTTGTTCCACATAAAAGAACCATCACGCCTTCCTGATAGTTTACCAGTATATGTTTGATTCAAATGCAGTAACTCATGAATTAATGGCACTATAACTTCTTTTACTGATAATCCATCATGTAATCTGATTCTGTTTTTGAATCTATTATCTAGTAACGTTTCTCCGTATATAGAACCAGGTAATGTTCTAAACTCTACTTCTATTTTTTCAGGCAGTTCAACTAACGTAGACATAATGCGGAATACATTATCTACGACTAACTCACGGTTTCTATCATATTTGTCACTTGAGTATATAAACTTAATCATAGTTATATTTAGCCACAAAAAAAGGGGCCGAAGCCCCTTTTTTAACCTGGTCCATAGACCTCTTCACGGCTTTTCATACCAACAGTGCCGCCTTCTGCTATGATTCGTTTTACAACATCCTCAAAGAGAATTGGTCTAAAGTCAGTTTGCTCAACACATACACAATGATACCGAGGATCGATGACCTCATCAAATTGTGTTGTGTTACCCCAACGAACTTTTTGTGTGACACGGTGTGCATGAAGATGTCCGTGAATGTTAGTGCCGAACCTACCGAGGTTACTTTCATGCATAGGGATGTGACTGAGGATACAACCATTCATCACATGATATGCACGGATATCTCTAAAGTGTTCGGTGTAATCCTCAAGCTTAAAGATATCGTGGTTCCCCTTGATAAGAACTTTATCACCGTTCAACCGGTGCATGATTTTCAATGCTTTGCGATTGATAACAACATCACCCAAGTGATAAACCTTATCACCGGGTTTTACTGTCTCATTCCAACGCTTGACCATCTCCTCATCCATTTCCTCAGGAGTATCCCAAGGGCGTAACTTTGTGACACCATCAGGTCCTGTAAACTTACAAACACCAAGATGTCCAAAGTGCGTATCACTAGTTAAAAACACACTAGGCATATTATTCTCCTATTACTCTAATTTCAGCAAACCCTTCGTCAGTCGTAGGCATAACAAAACCTTCAATCATTGACTTCATCACATGATCGGGGATAATCTTGCCTGGACGACTTGACAACCTCTTATCTAACTCAACCTGATCAGGAGTATTGAACACTACAGCAATATGCTCATAGTCCGGTAACATGTTAAACTTTCTTCTCCGAGTAATCTCAGTAGTAGATGTTTGGTCCCAGATAATGTCCATACCCTTATCACGTGCTAACTCAACATGTTGAGCCATCAACTTCACTGCATGTGGCATATAATCCTGAAAGATTTCAGTGTAGGTCTTTCCTACTCGTTCTGCTTCCATTTCTACCCACATGTCAGTAGACACAATAGCGCAATCCTTAGCCCAGTCTTGAGACTTTATCCAAGTACTCTTTCCCGAGCCCGGTACTCCTACTAGTTGATAGCACACAGGCATTATACTCTTTCCTTCTTCACGCGGCCAATGCGACTAGCCTTGTTCCAATCGTATGCAACTCCATCTGGGCACTTGCCATCTACAATCGAATCGACACCGAATCGACCACAAACTTCAAATCCGTCACCCTTGATAGTAACGAATTCGTTCAACAACTTAGCATGTTCCATTGCGGAATCTAAGTCTAAAAATTCTAAATCATTTATTTTATACATCATTTTATTATTATACTACAGTATCCATTTATTGTCAACATATGGTAATAGGGGGCCTAAGCCCCCTATTCCTCGTTTACTGCATTAGCAGTTGTAACGATAGTTCATGATGGTCTTCATCATCATACCTTCTGGAGTGAACTCAGAAGGATCTGCACCAAGCAGACTTGCCATGATGCTTGGGCTAAAGCCAGAGACTAAAGCCGCACCAGACTTGTCACTCTTGACCGGAACGTTATCACTTGCGTTTAAGTTCCAGAAGACCACACTAGGCACTTCGTAACCTGCATCACGGAACTTACGTTCAATCATCTGCATAGCAGAATCATCGTGATTCACACATGCATTGAATTGCATGTCTGAAAGGATCAACACCATCTTAGGCATGTCAGATTGAGGAACGTTGTTCTTCACTGCCACAGCCAAGACCTTGTCAAAAGCCTTGTGCAAGTTAGTATCCATAGCCCACTTAGAGGTAATCATTTGATTAACCTTCTGAACGATATCACCCTTAAGGGTCAACAGTTCAGGTGTGCCACTGAAAGTCAAGAATGTGTCCTTGAACGCACCCTTGTTCTTGTCAGCTAGATACAGACCTAGCGAGACAGCAACATCCAAGCAACTAACGCTTGTGTTCTTACCTGCTGGGCAAGTCATAGAACCACTAACGTCTACCATTGGTAGAATGTTTGCGTCATTCATATAGTTAGGAAGAGCATCCCACTGTGCAGTCAAGTGATCCAACTCAGTCTTACCTAGAGTTGCACGACCGTACGGGTTGATGATGTCCTTCAAAACTTCGTGAGGGAACACTGCCGAAGCATTGACCTTAACGGTCTTGTCACCACTCACTAGCTTCTGCACGTATTCAGCGAATGTTACAGAATGACGGTTGAACGCCTTCTTGTAGATTCGTGCTGCCTGTGAAGGCACATGCGAGAAGTTGATGTTGTCCCAATCTTGGGCACACATCTGTGTTTCAACTACCTTAGTAAGAGCAACAAGGCTCTTACGGTATTGCTTCGGAGTCATACCGAAGAACTCGCGGATTTCACGTGCGACTTCACCCTTACGAGGAGTCCACTTTGCCGCAAGGCCATTCTTTGCACGAAGGGCATCGCCCAACATTGTGTAAGCCTTAGCCTTCAAGTCCGGAGTCTTGAACACTAGCAAGTCGTCATAACGACCTACTTCTGGCACCTTTGTCATCAAACGTGCCGCCGATTCAGGATCGGTCTTTTCCAAGTGAGTCAAAATGTCACGGAACAATTGACGTTCACCTGCACCACCGCGGGCATCACGTGCCCACAATGCGATACGTAGTGCTAGATCCTTATTTTGAACCATAGCCGCAGTAAACTTAGGAACGATGTCCTTGCCACGGCTAGCACCGATGTTGTAGAACAAGTCCACCAATGCGTTAGCAGTGGACTTACGAGCCTTCATACCGTTTTCAGTACGAGCTTCTTGATTTGCGATTGCGTTTACAAATGCGTTCATTTTCTTTTCCTTTGTCAGAATGTGTTTTATTTTCAGATATTGGTTGAAATTTAAAAGTTGCTGTTAACATTCTATGTCTCTAGCAGGATGAGCGTAACTGGTGTTTTTATTTTCTGGTCAGCCTTTCCCCTGTATATCGGTTCAGTTACCTTGACCCTATCAACAATTCATGTTGACTATCTAGTAATTGTGTCTGCTACTAGCAACATACAAAGTCTTTCCAATGTGTCGTCTATTCCTTCAATGTCTAGTTTCTTAGAACAGTATTTCTACTGTGTCCTGCAACCATCTTCTATAGCAGTTAGTTCAGATTTAATGTTTAATTTGCTGTAATCATCCTAGAATACAAACAGGTTAGTTGTTGACTGCTTTTATTAAACTCAGGCCATCACTCTGAGCTTGTTAGTCTTGCTTCAATGAACACCTTCAACGCTACACAGTTTTACCTGCTTTGCTCCAATGATTCACCACAGTGTCTAACGATTCATAGTATTATGAATATTGCTGTACCTAACCTTTTAATCATTCAATACATGTATTGTACATGTATTTTGAATTAATATCAATACTCTTTGGGTATCTTCTTTGTTGCGATTCGTTTTAAGTAGTCTCTACCGACTAAACCTTTTTCGATTTCTTGTAGCGCGGTCACGGTTGGACCTGCTTTAGTAACGAGTTTTGGGTGATGGCCTCGTTTTAGTTCTCTGACTCTAGCTGATGCAATCAAAACTAAATCGAATCGATTGCCTACCATGCTAACGGCATCTTCGCTTGTATACCGGGCTCTGCTTTCTGTCATTATTTTCTTTCAGTTGTTGTTAAACTTGGAGCGGGTACCGAGAATCGAACTCGGGCTCTAACCTTGGCAAGGTCACAGGCTACCATTACATCATACCCGCAATTTTCGTTTCAACATGATGTAGTAGTATTTAATACCACGCCATGTTGGAAACAAATTAATTTCAATGATAGGAGTAACTTCTTTAGCTATGTGCCCGTAAGCACGATTCAATGTATCTTCGCTCTTACTCATAGTTACTCCTGTGTGTTTGGTACCTGGACACGGTTTCGAACCGCGGACCCTCTCCGTGTAAAGGAGACGCTCTACCCCTGAGCTATCCAGGCAATACATTCTATTTAGCCGCCTTGCTCACTGTCTTTAATTTCAGACACTTTAGCAATACGTGCAAATTCTTCATCCTCTTGAAGATGTTCTTCTTCAATGCGTTTATCTTTTCTAAAAATTCTATCAAAGTTTTCGGCAAACTCATTTTGAGTTACGCTAAACGGTCTAGGGTTACTACCTTTTCCACTCATTTGTTAATCCTTGCTTTTACTTTGTCGTGTAAAGAATCGTATGGAAAGTTAAATATCAACTTTCTGTTATACTTTCTAATATCAATATCACTATTAGCCAATTTAGTTAGACTATCTAATGGAATTTTCTTTAGTTGTTTGACAACTTTGAGATATTCTCTAAGTCTTTCATCGTCATTATATATCGAATCGTAACTATAGTCAATCCATTCTGGGAACCTGAATCCATAATATGTTTTCAAGTGTTCTACAAAACCTACTGCACTAAATGGCAATATGAAATGACCTTTCAATAAAGGCACGAATGTTTTTTCAGTGAGCGAACATATTTGATTTTGGTGATTGTTGGCACCACCTACTGTTTCAACGTATACAGAGACTACACTGTCCTCATAATATTTATTAGCGATAGGAATGAATCCTGCACCGTCATTTGAGTAACATGAAACCAGATGAACTTCTTCTGATTCTAACAGTATATTTCTTTGAAAGTCACTGAAATAACAATCATCGTCTGATGTGATTTTTCTGAGTTCCATTCTCGCATGTTCTTTGTATTCACCGGTGTTAAAGCGAACATTATTTGGAACAAGAAATTTTTTAGTAGGAGTTAGTTGTTTGATAGTTTTTAACTCAAACGACTTATTAGTACAAGTCATAGTCCATAACCTACTATTCTGTAAATCATAGTCAGCGTAGTTTGAAAAATATGCCTTAGCTACATTGAGGTAGAAATCATAAAATATGTGATTAGGATGGTCATTTCTGTAATTGACAGTAACTTGATACACATGGTCAGAAACTTCTTTAAAAGGATTCACATCCATGTCAGTCACTTTAGGACCTTGTGTTTCTGATACATGGGTGTGTATCATGACCAATATACACTTATCTTTTGCTACTTCTTTTAAGTACTGTACTTGTTGATCTAATGATGCAGTCATGTAAGTGGGAGCACCAAGCTCAAATGGAGCTTTGATTATAGGTATCACATCAGCATCACGTATATCATCAACAAATTCCCATTGATTTTGTTCTATATGAAACGGTAAATCGTTATGACGAACAAACCCCATGAGTATGTCTGCTGGCGACTTAGTTATAAAAATTTTCATCAGCTATTTATAATACACTGAATAGGTTGTATTCTTAAATAATTTTTTTGTGCTTCAACCACGGCAAAATTATCTCATTTGTAAATTCATCATGTTGTCTACCACTAGGATGATCACCTTCATGTATATCAGCAGTACCATATACACTACCGTTTTTAACCCAATTACCCATACTCTTTACAGGTAAGAAATTTGAAAAGTCAATCATATCATAAAGATGTTTAACTTCCTTATGCTCTCTCCAAGGATTTTTAGTCAATACATAATCTTGATATGTACTGAAAAAATATCTTATATTAAGACGCTCTAAGAACCATTGAACTCTTAGCATGTGTTCAAATGTACTTATGGTAGCTCCTATATCATCGTAGAAATATTTGTAATATAATCTAGCCTCTTCGTTAATCACTGGAGACTTTATGCTAGCCCAATGATGATTGAGTATGACCCAATTCTTCGTAGAGCCTTCAACAAAACCAGTTGGATTTTCCATCCATTGATTATCAACTCCATCGATATTGAATTGAAGTAATGAAGGATCCGTACATCTAAAATCAACACGATTGGGGCCTGACCACATAATGCCTACTAGTATATCTTCTGGCTTGTATTTCTTCAAAGCTTCAGATACAAAGTACATTACTTTTCTACTAACAAGACCGTTGCCTTGACTACCTAATCCACCGCTCTTATGTTCAACATAGGAATGATTCTTATATAGTTCATCACGCAAATACATAGGCCACGTGTTAATAACTCCACTTGTTGTTTCAGTAAAACTGCATCCTGATGTTATTAGTATTTTAGACATGTTTTAATATTTTGGTCGGAGTACAAGGATTCGAACCTTGGACCCCCTGGTCCCAAACCAGGTGCGCTACCAGACTGCGCTACACTCCGAATTAACTTGGTATCATTTTTGGCATGTAAGGTACAGCGCGGGGTCCGTGACGTTGTTGTAATAACATACGAGCCTCTTGTGCATCGTTTGCTCCAACTCGGTCAGTGAACTCTTTACCGTTTACTCTTATAGTTGCTTCAAATAATTTCATATTGTTTGGATGCGGGTGACAGATTCGAACTGCCGATGCACCTGGCTTATGAGACCGGTGTGGTGACCACCCTACCCGCGTAATTATTTATATCCTGATGTTATAGCGTCACTTTTCCACAAATGACTCACATCATCAGGCATTTTGTATTCATTTCTGTATTGCAATATAGTAATATCATCATAGTGATCTTTACCATTCCAAGGTGCACCCAATGCCAATGTAACTTTACATTCATCTGATGTGTTAGTCATCCCATGGGGGAAACCACCGTCCATCACGAATGCATGTTCTATATCTGGTGCAGACACCTTTCCTTTATCAGTAATCCAATACAGTGTACTAGTATTACCTTGCAAAACAATTCTTATCTTATGTTGTAATGTGTTTAACTCATGCGGGCTACAATCAATGTGTTCATTGTTTGAACTACCCGGTTTTGTTACCAACGCCATTACTCTAGCTCTACAGCCTATCCAGGGAAAAAGATAATCTTCAAACCAATCAACGATTACTGTAGGAGTGTGACTAACCCAACGAAAGTCACCTGGTTGATTATTACTAGTGCCGTCTACACCTAGTCCGCCTTTAGTGTTTAAAGGAAACATTTGTGTATGTCGATAATTATCCCAAAAGCTTAACTTACTATCAAGTGCTAAAATTTCTTTAGCGGCTTTTTTCTTGTCTAGTATGGGAATACCATCTATTCTAGCAAACAACAAATTATCAGCTGGTTTATTCATGTTGTAGTTATCTTGGTGGAGGTGACAGGGATCGAACCTGCGACCTATTGCTTGCAAAGCAACCGCTCTCCCAACTGAGCTACACCCCCAATTTTACATACTACTTATCTCATTGTACTCCGTATGTAAGGGAGATTTCTTGGTGCCCCAGAGGAGACTCGAACTCCTAAAATTTGGCTTCTAAGACCAACACGTATACCAATTCCGTCACCAGGGCATAAATTTATTTAGTATCTGTATGTTTCTGCTTTGTAAGGACCTTCTACTGAAACTCCTATGTACTTAGCTTGTTCATCAGTCAATGTCGTTAGTATAGCACCTATTTTATTTAAATGCAACCTTGCAACCTTCTCATCCAAGTGTTTTGGTAAAACGTACATTTGACCAACTTCATATTTTTGAGAATTTGTCCAAAGTTCAATCTGTGCAATTACTTGATTAGTAAAACTGTTGCTCATTACAAAGCTTGGATGACCTGTAGCACAACCTAAGTTGACTAAACGACCTTTTGCAAGAATGATAATCTTGCGACCATTACTCAATTTTACATGATCTACTTGTGGTTTGATTTCTGTCCACTCACAATCGCTCAATCCTGCAATATCAATCTCACTATCAAAGTGACCGATGTTACAAACGATTGAATTTTCTTTCATCTGTAGCATATGGTTTACTTTGATAACATTAACGTTACCGGTAGCAGTAACGAAAATATCAGCTTCTCTACATGCTTGATCCATTGACACAACACGGAAGCCTTCCATTGCGGCTTGTAATGCACAGATAGGATCTGTCTCAGTGACCCAAACTTGGGCACTCAAAGCACGTAATGCTTGTGCAGAACCTTTACCAACATCACCGAAGCCACAAACAACTGCAACTTTACCTGCAATCATTACGTCAGTAGCACGTTTGATACTATCAACTAGACTTTCACGGCAACCATATAGGTTGTCAAATTTAGTCTTAGTGACTGAATCATTAACATTGATGGCACGTAACTTGAATTTACCTTGCTCAATTGCTTCTTTGATACGATGAATACCTGTAGTTGTTTCTTCACTGACACCAGTGATTCCAGCTAACAACTCAGGCTCTTTTTCATGTACATACCATGTCAAATCATGACCATCGTCAAGTAACATATTAGGAGTCCAACCATTTGGACCACGTACTGTTTGCTCAATGCACCACCAGTATTCATCTTCTGTTTCGCCTTTCCAAGCAAAGACAGGAATACCTAGATCGGCAATTGCCGCCGCGGCATGATCTTGTGTGCTGTAGATATTACAGCTAGACCAACGAACGTCGGCTCCTAAATCAACTAATGTTTTGATTAGAACCGCTGTTTGTATCGTCATGTGCAAACTGCCTGCAATTCTTGCACCTTTGAGTGGCTTCTGTGACAAATATTCATCACGTATTGCCATCAAGCCGGGCATTTCACCTTCAGCAATTTCAATCTCTTTGTGGCCCCATTGAGCCAGTGTAATATCTTTAATTTTATAGTCCATGTGTGCTTTCTTGTAAGTGGAGCGGGGTAGGAGAATCGAACTCCTCGCATTAGCTTGGAAGGCTAAGGTATTACCACTATACGAACCCCGCATAAATATACTTATGCACACTTACGATGCTATCACAAAAACCGGATTGTATATCCATCTTTCTATGATGGAAGAACAATCATTTTACATACTTGTTCAAGACCTTGACAATTTCACATTAACTATGAAATTCTTCAATGACCCGAACACTGCTAGAGAATTCATCAAATCATTATGACAGTACCACTCAATACCTTCATAGGTTTGTACGAATTGGCTAAAAAAAGACCACCGTATCAGCCAACTAGTAGTTGGGGACCAGGTACATACAAGCCAGATGAGTTACTGAAATCAACGAAAGAATTCATAGCTGATGAATTATTGCATCCTAAAAATGGTAGATGTGAGTGGATTCGAACCACCGACCTGCTCCGTATGAAGGAGATGCACTAGCCGCTGTGCTACACATCCATTAAGCTTTTGTATCTACTGATTGACCCTTATCGTTGTAAGTGTCAAGTGTACCTTTATATGTATATGTAATACATTCATAATAGGTCTGTAATGTCTTTGGATCTTGTACTTGCGTGTATTGTCTAACTACAATGTCATTGCGAACAAAGTCTACTACTCGTTGTATAGATTGAATTTCCATCAAGTATTTATTGATACCATATAGAAACACACTAGGCTACTTACCGATTTATCTCGGAATTCTTTTTCGCAAAATGTGTTTTTATATGGTAGGGGCACAGAGAATCGAACTCTGATTAATAGGTTAAAAGCCTACTACTTTAGCCGTTAAGTTATACCCCCATATGGTCCCTCCACTCAGAATTGAACTGAGTCTTGTCGGATTAAGAGTCCGCTATGCTACCGTAACATCTTGAAGGGATGAGATCGTACTAGATTTTTCTTTTACGTGCCATCCTAGAACCATACGGGGGTTTAGAATGACACTATCGTTTGCCTGAACGTTTCATGTCAAATTTCCTTTTTGTTAAGAGTTGATAGTATATGCTAAACAGGATTATTTGTCAAGCCTATACAAAAATTAGTTGTCTAGCTACTCACACCACATGAGCCCTAAACTGAGCAGTTACTCTGTCCATGATATTTTCTTCTTCTGGAAAGGCTATCAATCCTCACCCTAGGCAGTTTTCAGTATCCCCCAACAGGGACTGTAAGGTCAGGTCCTAGTGTACCCCCTGGTCTATCGTTACAGGGACGCACTTTCATAACGTGAAAGTGTAAGCCGGGTTAGTCGGGTTTCAAGAAGAAATAGTTGTCTTTTGGAACCCAAATAAGAGAATCTGATAAAAAATCATCTTCATTGATGATTTTAGTAGAATACATGCCACTATCCACAATTTGCGGATGGGAATATACGTCATAAAATTTTCTTAGTAAGTTAAAATTTATCCCCGGTTTATTATGCAAACATACTTGCCAGGCTGCCCCTCCAGTTAACACGTTAGAATTATCAGGTAGATAATTCCTTAATTCTTCTAAATTGTTCACATATTGATGTTGTGGATAAACTGATTCAAACAGCGCATGTGTTCTATACTTTTCAGAATCACAGTTATTGTTTACATATCCAGAACAAAAAAATATTTGCTGGAATTCTTTCTTAACTACAAAAGCTAGCAATCTTGCATAAAATTGCATAGTGGTTTTTGGTTTGGTGGATTTTATCCAATTTTCTCCCCAGCAATCTATAAGAATCAACGCATCAAATTTTATCATAATGTATTTATAATGGTACCCCAACCTTGATTCGAACAAGGGACCCTCGCCTTATCAAGACGATGCTCTAACCAACTGAGCTATTGAGGCAATTATTTTTTGATTCGATCAACAATCCATGCACCTATATCAATTTCATTTGGTAGTTCACCAAATCGATAATTTGCAGGACTGTTATGATGATTGTTGTGCCATCCAGCACCCAATGCAATATAAGATATCAATGGAACATTTCTTGAGTTATCTTTTGTGTCATACGTTCTATATCCAAAGTTTGGACTATGGAAACAATAGTTACTCAAGTTATCTGCTAGTGACACTAAAAAGAATGCACCTACGCAGAAAAAGAACAGAAAGAAGTGTATATCTATCAATGCTAATATCAATCCTAATGACCAATAAAGTTTGTAGTAATGGTCATGTGTTAGTCTGATAATTTTATCTTTATACAATTTTCTAGGGGCAATAAATCCTTGTGTACTAAAATCACCTTTGATTTGCCAACCCCAAGAACTTCTCCAAAAACCATGCATTGGAGAATGTATATCTGCAAGTGTATCAGAATTTCTGTGATGGTGTAGATGCAATGCTGTCCAAAATATAACAGATCCTTGCCCTGTCATACTTCCTAACAACAAAAACATATAATGCCAAAATTTAGAAACTTCAAAACTCTGATGAGTAAAGTATCGATGAAACCCTACAGTACCACCAAAGATACACAACAAATATCCTAAAAGCATATACAAAACATATAACCAACTGAAATCTGTAATCAGAAGGAATGTCGCAACACCCAACAATATAAATTGCGGTAGCATAAGTTTATAAAAATGATGACTCATACGTTTATTTAGTTATATGTTACAGGATGCATTTTTACGGTTTTGATTAGAAGTCAAATGTATAAATGTTTGCAGTTAGCATCCTTGTTCTGGCGGAAGCGGTGAGATTCGAACTCACGGGACGCTTTCACGTCCGGCGGTTTTCAAGACCGCTGCCATAGACCACTCGGCCACACTTCCTAATTCAACGGGACTATATAATCCCTTGCATCTTTTTTGTTCATGAATACATTGTAGTTGTATTCACAAATTTTGTTTAATTCTATAGACAAGATGTGCCATTCAGTATCACTTAAATTGCACAACCTTTCTACTTCATTGACAATCATTACCATTCGTTTATATGGATCATACTCTTTATCATATGATTCGTCAAAGAATGGATTGAATGTCTTGTATCCAATTTCTTTTAATAACTCTAAACTGTTCGGTGAAGTTATTAACAGAAATGGGTGCTTGTGTATGATAGGCTTGAATGTTTTTTCACTAAAGAACCTATTACCATTGTTGTTGAAAAAGTATGTCTCGCTCACAACACTAAAATATGAAGATTCATAAAATGATATCATGGATTCAGTAGGGTAATTATGCATCACTGTTTTATCAGTTGTATCTAAAACCAAAGGTTCTAAACTTTCTAATCTATCAATGTAATTCTCTGATATCTGATTATCGAAGTGATGCCAAATCTCACGCCAAGATATATCAGTCTGAAAACTGACATACCCTTTATCTAACAAATTTCTAATCTCGGATAAACCCACAAACAAAAATCTATGTACTCTATCAACCTCATTACGTCGGTTCAGATTCAAAAATCTTTTTAATTTAGGTTTAGTATGATCCACACACACATTGTATCTACGGGTATGTTGCTCGAAATAGTTATACCAAAATGTTTTTATAGGTTTTCTGTTCAGTGTTTCAGCAACTTCATTTACCGTTGTTACCGCATCCCTTGATGCAATTACTAATGCAATGTTTTCTTCAGAAATATTTAACTCAAGTATGATATCGGTGTAGATAGAGTGTATCACCTCAGGAAAAGATTCAAACTCCATAGCTAGCAAAAGCTTAATGTTTCCCTTAACTATGTTGTCGAATATTTGTTGAGGAATGTGATTAACTACATGTTTAGTAGCATCATACGAACTTATTCCAATATACCAATACAAATCAGTAGAAGGAATATCATATTCTTTTACAAGATTGTTTGCCAACTCTCCATTGAGGAGTAATCGCTTTCTTAATTGTTGATTGAGTATAGGCATATTTTATTTAAGCCTAAATTTGGCGGATAGTATAGGATTCGAACCTATGCGCCCATTTCTGAACGACAGTTTAGCAAACTGCTGCCTTAACCACTCGGCCAACTATCCATAAAATTTTGGTGCTCCCAACTGGACTCGAACCAGTAACCGATCGATTATGAGTCGATTGCACTAACCAATTGTGCTATAGGAGCTATACCATATAAAAACACACTTAAACAGTCCTTCAACGCTAGACGCTATCTCCCCAACTAGAGGGCGGAGCTGTGTGTGTTTTTATATGGTACCCGAGACCGGACTCGAACCGGTACGCAATTACGCGGCAGATTTTAAGTCTGCTGTGTCTACCATTCCACCACTCGGGCAAAAATCTGCAATTAATTTTTAAAGAACAGATGCTATTATATAGCACCTGCAATTTATTGTCAATGAATTTGTAAGTCGTTGCGTCCCTCATATCGCAACCATTTTCCCATGTAATTAAGCCGGCTGGGTCAAGATCCGTCACTTGGGCTTTGTCCAGTCGGCACACCATATGCCTGTAGTGAGGACTCGAACCTCCAACCTTCTACTGTTTTGGTAGTTCGAACATACCTAGACAGCGTGACTCCACTTGCTGACACTTACAAAACTTGGCGCACCGTAGGGGACTTGAACCCCTGGCCTCATGCGTGACAGGCATGCGATCTAACCAACTGATCTAACGGTGCATATTCTTGGTGGAGACGACTGGAGTCGAACCAGTAGTGCCTTTCGGGCGGCGGATTTACAGTCCACTGGGGTTACCAATTTTCCTACATCTCCAAGATTTGGAAGAGCCACGGGGAATCGAACCCCGCTTCTCAGGATGAAAACCTGATGTCCTAACCGATAGACGATGGCTCCATCTATATGAAAACACACTAGTGAAATCGCACTACCCCAGTTTCACGCTGAGTTACCAGTAGCTACAGAGGCATTGTCCTCCTGCGAATAATGTGTTTACATATAGAGCCCTGAACTTAACAGGGATATATGAATTCTAAATTTTAAAGAACCTTGTTAAAAAGTCAGATGACTTTCTCAACTCATGCTATGATTGTATCATAGTCATGATTTATTGTCAACCTTTCGTTGACTTTTTCTTGGCATCCCGCGAGAGATTCGAACTCCCACCAAGGGTTTTGGAGACCCGTATGCTGCCGTTACACTAGCGAGATATTTAATTCTTTAAGTTTATTTATATAGTGTTCTTCACCTTGACTGACAGTTGAACGCCAATCAACTAATGAATCTTCATTGGCACCATCACTGACAAACTTATAACATAAAAATTCAGTATTGGTTTTCCTACATACCTTTGCAATAGCATATGCTTCCATATCTACTACATCAGCAGGTATCAATAAATTACTATCTGTAACAAAGTTGTCACCTGTACTACAAGTTAGTCCATCACCATTATCAATGATGATGGTATCTTCAAATGGTGTTTGACCTGGTTGACTGCCTAACTCACAACACATCATATCACGTTGAACAAATTTAGTCACTTGATGAAATCCTGACTTAACAGTGACTCCACCTGCAGTGCCAAAGTTGATAACACGTTTAGGATTGTACTTAGCGATGAGTTCAGCCGCAGTCATTGCGGCATTGACTTTACCGACACCTGTATAGAATACATTCATGCTATATGACATATTAGGTGCTTCATCTTTCAAAGCAATCAATATCAAATCATTATACATCAAATGTCCTATGTTTGGCGTGACTAGAGGGATTCGAACCCCCGACCGTTTGCTTAGAAGGCAAATGCTCTATCCTACTGAGCTATAGTCACATTATTTTGTTATTATAACAAGGGTTTGATTTCTAGTCAAATTATTTGGCTCCCCAGCGTGGGCTCGAACCACGGACCAATTGATTAACAGTCAACTACTCTACCACTGAGCTACAAGGGAATATATTTGGTGCCGACTATCGGATTCGAACTGATGACCTATCGCTTACAAGGCGATTGCACTACCACTGTGCTAAGTCGGCGTATACTTTAACAATATTTATATGTGTATATTAGTATTCGACAATTTTAATTGTTCGCACACAACGTTAAAAATTAGTTGATGTCCTAATCTATTAACATGTGCTCCGTCCGGGTAAAAAAATTGTCTGGATTCTTTATCTGAACCCAAATTATCATTTATTTTTTTTATTTCTATTAATTCATCAAAATCCAAAAAGTTCTTTGAAAGGAAAGGTATCCAATCGCTAAACCATAAGGTGTGTTTAAAATTTGGTAAGCATAATTCAATCACACTAGGTATCAGTGCATGTAGATTTTCAAATCTACTTATATTACTGTGTAACTTGTAACAACCACCAATACAATAAATTTTAACACCTAAATTGTTTAGTTTCGTGTATATCATATCCATTCTAGCCTTAGCAAATAATTGCATCTGCTCGATTGATGTAATATTTTTGAAATTATCATATGGTCGAAGATCACGTAGCGGATCAGTCTGAAACCATATTATGTAATCGGGAACTGGTTTAGTTTGCAAACTATCTTCTAGTAAACTAGATGATACCTTGTTAGAACAACCAGGTTTTGAAATATTTTTTACTTCATGTCCTGATTGCTCTAAAAAGTACTGCAAGCCAGAGTGCTTTACTTCATAAGGATTATGTCCCCATTCTCCGCATCCCCAACTATCACCTGCTATTAAAAATATTGCCATTCTAAGAAAGCAAAATTCTACTATGCTTAGGAACACCTGATAGCAAGTATTCCATTTGATCTGCAAGGATCGTGCGGTTTTGCAGAATCATGTTTTCATAATGGTTAGGTTCATAAGGAACATACAACAGTTCCATACGTGCTTCCTTCAATGTCTTGTGACCCTTCTTAGAGTTACAGTCCTTACATGATGTAACAACGTTCATCCAAGTGTTTTCACCACCGTGATAACGAGGAAGAATGTGGTCACGACTCAAGCTAGTATGGTTAGGGAAATGACCACCACAGTATGCACACACATATCGGTCACGACCGAACAGTGTACGGTTGCTCAATGCAACATGACTATGCTTATGAGGGTTAAATCCATGACCCTTGATAGCAATGATAGAAGGAGTTTCTAGGTAACTTTCAGTGCCGTCCTTTTGAACGCCACCACGATACTTAGCCACAATATCGCCCATTGACCATGCGACTGAATTAGTCGCTTGATATGAAATTGCGTCATCGTATGAGATCCACTGCCGGGGAACTCCTGAAATGTCTAGTGCTAGAACAGCCATGTTAAACTCCTTTGCTTCACTGTCTACATTTATTTAATGCCTTGTTGGAGGGACATGAGGGATTTGAACCCCCGACCATTGGTTTCGAAGACCAAGACTCTTCCGAACTGAGTTAATGTCCCGTAATTGTATTATATGACAAACACCATTATTTGTCAAACGTTTGGTAGCGACAGCCGGACTCGAACCAGCCACACACGGATTTTCAATCCGTTGCTCTACCTGATGAGCTATGTCGCCATTGTTATTTTTTTAATAAAGTGAATAACTTTGTTTTGTATTCTTGAATAAATTTAGGTATCGCATGTGTTGATAACAGATCATACCTAAAATCTTTAAATGCAGTTTCTCTTACGTCATCCAATTTGTATCCATGATTCACTAGTTCAAACAAATCATGACCCGAAACTTTAAAATACGGCATGTCTCTAGATGAACTATTGCACTGCACTGCGATGCGACTAGCTATAGCAGAATTTAAATGTTCATTTTTCCAGACATTATACCCTGATTCATTTTTCGTAACTGTATATCCATACTTTTCGTAATTGAGATCGATATCACTCAAAAAACTAATGTCTTGGTTGATGTAAAGGGCTCTTGTAACCCAACTGTGTAACGCTAGTTCTCCTCTAGCTAACTGAGTAGTTGTTTGAATTAAGCTAGAAACAGGTTCATCAGGTAATCCAATAATGAAGCTTCCGTGCATACTTATTTCTGGGTATGTTTTTCGTATTTTTGTTATAGTGGCTGTCTGCTTTTCTCTATTATAGCCTTTACCTATTATTTTACCTGTCTTTTCGTTCATTGTCTCTATACCAAAATAGACACATCTGATTCCTATTTCATACATCGTATGAATCATTTCAGGACGAACACATATCAAATCTAATCTTGAATAGCACCAAAAGTATGGTTTAAAAGGTAACCTCTTTACCATGTCAGCAATAGTATTAAGTTTTTCTTCACTGTCATTGAACGTATCGTCTACGATTATGTAGTGAGTGACTCCAAACTTTTCATAATTTTCTAACAACTCTTGATACAAGATATCAGATTCTTTTATGTAGTCTAGTTTGTTTTTTCCATTCAATGGGAACGAGCAAAACTTACATTTAAAAATACATCCTCTACCTATCTCTATGGGAAGAACTTTATGGTTAACTACATCTGTCTCTTCCCAAATCATTTTATCTAAACTGAAATCATAACCAGATGCGGTTCTATCATCAATGATAGTAATTCCATATAAATTTTTCATTGCATTGTTTAAAGGATCACCTTTGGTTAAATGATTCAATAGATTTACAATGCTTATTTCACTGTATCCCAACACTACATAATTTATGTTTTTGTTGTCATACATATTGGACGTTTTACTTCCACCAACTGCAAACTTTATGTTCTTATTTTTACTACGTATGTAGGATATCACTTCATCTTCAAATTCCTTACCTTGTGGCAAGATAAAATTTGTTCGTGCGTATCCTACAGTTTTTAAAAAAGTAGTGCTGAATCCAAGCAACTTAGTTTGATCGGACACTGTTAAATCAATCAAGTCCTTAATCTCATTAAGTGAAAAAGTTGATACGTGATTGACTACTAAAGCTTTGTACCCATTCTTTCGCAAAACACACGCAACCTTGAAGGCTCCCAGTGGGGCAGAAATCTGAATAGTATCAGAATCATTGTTGTCTGTGAAAATTATAGCGTCATACATCGATATATTTATATCACTTAGGTTCAGCTATTTTCTTTAGTGATTCTTTCTTCATAAGACAATCACGTTGCGTTCCTAAACGAAAGACTCGCAAGTATTCAACACCATCAATCACCTGAATGTCTTTGGCGTTCTTGCAATAAAATTTCTCCCTATTGCGGAGATTCTCAAAGTAAATTGTTTTCATTTTATTTCCTTGTTGGTGCTCCGAGTGAGATTCGAACTCACACCTCTTGGGTCACAGCGTTCTCAACACTGCCGGTCTGCCAATTCCCTGCACCGGAGCTTATATTGGAGGAAAGCTAGAGAATCGAACTCTAACCTATTACTAGATCCATCTGTTTTCGAAACAGTGCCAATCCCAGACTAGTTAACTTTCCTGACTGTTAGTTATCAAATAACAAACGGAATGTCATGCACTGTTCGTACACTAATACAATATCTTTCAGAATCAGTGTTGTTTATTATCCTATGTGGAATTTTTGTATTGACCCACATCATATTACATTCTGTCTTTTCTATAACTGCTTCTTCTAAGACTTTGTACATTTTTTGTCCGGTTGGCGTAGTGAAATCATACTCAAGTTTATCCAAATCAAACCACTCCATGTATCCGTTATTTGTTACAACAAAATTGAATGCATGGTATGAATTATCTACATGTAATAGTGTAGTATAATTTGGTGCTAATCTAAAAACTTCAACGATATGCCAATACTTAGCAAATCTAACAAGACCTTCTTCTGATAGAAGGCGATGTTTAGGAACTTTAAGAATAGAATGTGTATCTAAACTACCAAAACGAGGATAAGTTTTTTCTGCCTCATGTATTCTTTCCAAAATATTGTCTTTAATATAGGTATTATAAATTTCAGGTAATCGAATGTAATACGTGCTCATAAATTTTATTTATACCTGGCAGAGAGTGAGGGATTCGAACCCTCGTGCCGTGTAACACGACCATCATCTTTCCAAGATGTGCCTTTAAACCTCTCAGGCAACTCTCTATTGTTTGGTACCCCCTCTCGGAGTCGAACCGAGAACACTCTTCCTTTTGAGAGAAGCGACTTTGCCAAATTTGTCCAAGGGGGCATAAATTCTGGTGCTCGGTACTGGGATTGAACCAATGACCTCTTCGATGTCAACGAAGCGTTCTACCACTGAACTAACCGAGCGTGAACTGTATAAATAAAACGATGAATGAGTATTTTTCAAAAACCACACTACCCGCACCTGCTGTTGATTGGAAATCAATATGGCCAGAGATAGTATCTAATGATGATCCCATTGACATTGGTCCTAGGTTTCGTTTGATTGATCCTAGATCAGCAACACTTTCAAATTTGTGGCCTGAGGGAGATTTTGCCAGTCGATTAAAAAATGTAGGTCTTTATCCATACATTATTAGAATTTTTAGATGGGCTCCAAATAGAAGTTTTGCTTGGCACATTGATGGGACAAACAAACCTAGATTCTGTGCATTAAATTGGATCCTAGATGGATTTGGTCAAATCCAATGGGATAGCAAATTTAAGTGGGACGAATCTACCGGTACTAATGTAACCTTTAAAAATAAAATCGGAAACGATAACGATCCGTTTGAAATAGACTCAGATGGACATTCATGTTTAGTCAACACGTTAATCCCACATAGAGTTGTAAATTTCAACAGCGTTCACCGAGTCAGTATCAGTGTGTTAGTTAATGAAACCTTCAGTTACGCTGAAGTATATAATAGACTTGCATCAGTTGAACTGATACAATCATTATAGAATAAAACAGGATACCATTCTTGACGAATGCTCTACCAGATGAGCTAATTACGCATGAAGCGTGATACTGGAATCGAACCAGTTACCTATCGTTTGGATAGTTTTGCTGTTAGTATCCTAAAACTGGTCTCCCCAGGAGGATTCGAACCCCCACCGCCTGACCCCAAATCAGGAACGCTACCTGGTTACGCTATAGAGAGATAATTCTTAATATGAGGAAATAGATTTCCACTTGTACTTTCTAGCACAACGAATGCTACTACTCATTGCTGCCGCACAAGGAAACTTGTGACCTTTTCTAAATGTCCACTCATTTAGTTTGAACCCTTTTAATATTCGATCACCGTTCCACCATCTACGCTCAGTTTCAATATAACCTAGTTCTTCTAACTGGTTACGCAACTTAGTGAACTCGTCATGGTCTTTGTTACCTATACTGACAGCTTTATCGTATCCTTTAAGGATTTTGATTAGATCATCGTGTGTAGGGTTGTTACGATCTTTGATAAAGTCGTGTTCAGTCCTGACAGTAACATCACATATAAAACTTTCATCAATAGTGAATTGTTTTAACATTATAGTTCCTTATAGATTGGGAGCCTAGCTATCTGTCGTTACTCAGCCTTGCTAGATTGTCTCGTACACAAGAGTTTATGCTACCTATGTAATCATACTATAGTGTCACACACCAGCATAGTGTGCTAGATTACTCGGGACTCATCGTGCCGTCTATCCCTTAACTGGTACCCGGTGATGGTTACGATCCATCTACAGCTGCCTTATCAAGACAGTACCTCACCATTCGGTCTACCGGGTATAAAATTAATTTTGGTGCTCCATGACAGAATTGAACTGCCGTATCCGCGTTACAAAGGCGGTGTAATACCATTATACGAATAGAGCTAATTGGTGGAGATGCCGGGATTCGAACCGCGGACAAGAACTTTTACAGAGTTAGAGCTATAGAGTTGC